TCATCTCCTCCAACACAGCATTCGCTGTAAGCAAATCATCACTGACAAAAGTGGGCAGTGGGTTGTTTGTGCTGTATGCCCAAGACTCAAGTGCCGACAGCAGCTTGAGAATGCGTAGTGCGTCTAGTTTGGTCATGCTTGCTCCTTCTTCATAAAATCTTCGCATTTGCGCTTCCAGCCCCAAGAATCCTTGAGCCAATACACGGGCGCATAAAACCGTGGCTTGTGCAGCATCGCACAGTTCAAAACTGGCTTAGGCAGCGCCCGCATGGTGGCGTGCTTGCACTCGTCACAGTGCTGCGTTTTCATGCTTGTCCCCTTTAATCTTTGTTGCCAGTACTCTGATGTACTCGCGGGCTTGTTCGGCAGGCACTTCTGAGTGGTAAAAGATCAGCGCAGCTTCTACAAGCTGCTTGCTTTGGGGCGTGCTGGTAAACACCGCCCATAGGTAGTCTCGTTTTGCGCTCATGGTGCGTACCCGTCCGTGATGATTTTGTTCTTGGCTTCTTCCAGCGCCCCGATCAGCGTGAGCCGGTCAGGGATAGAGGAGGTCTTGATCTTGAACTGCCCTCGGTCTTTCCAAAAGCACAGCACGATCACCGTGTCAGGGTTCTCGTCCAGCGCCTCGTGCAAGATCACTGCGGCTTGCTCTTTGTGATGATCGGTGATTGCCACGGGTGTTAACTTTGCCATGCTCAATACCCCCATCGAATACGGAAGCACACAAGGTAAAGGTGCAGCACAAATTCGTTGCCGCTGCTCACAAACCCTATGGCAAAGCACGGCCACTTGCGGGGCCAAAACTCTGTTGTCAGGCGTAGGCTTTTTCTCATCACTCTTCCCCCGTCAGGTTTCTAATCCCATCTTGCAGGCCAACTATTTGCTCGGCGCGGGTGACGAGTATCTTGTGCAGCGTGTCGATCTCTGTGTGCAGGGCGGCAATTTCTGCACCCATACGCTGCATCTCCTCAACCAGCACAGCCTCGGTGTTGTAGTCTGGTTTGAATTGGTCAGGTTGCTGAGGTGTCCAAGGGCACATGCAGCCCGGCAATATGCTGCCGTGCATACCTTTAACCATTCCGCAATTGGGGCAGGTGTTCATTTCTCTGTCTCCTGTTGTGGGAAGTAGCTCGTTATAAAACGCACAGATGTGTCACCATCTTTGACCAGCACCACCAGCGTGGCAGCGGTCAGATCGCTTCCATACACACTACGCAGCGCCTCCCAGACTTTTTGCATTTCGTTGTTCATATCAGCAAGCTCCAAATCCAAACGCCAGTAAAGAACAGCGCCAAGCAGATCACCGCCAGCACCCCCATAATGGCAGTCAGCATCACCGTGCCAACTGTCTGCCATGCCTCGGGCACAGGCTTGATGTCATCGGGCACGATGGGGTACGCCTTGATCTTGCGGCGCTCGACAACAGCGGTGTCGTACTTGCAGTCCCAGATGCACTCGGGCAAGTGCGGGCAGTCGATGCGGCCCGTGTCGCAGTAGCGTTTTGTCATTTTGTCCTCGCTTTCAGCATGGCGTCTGCTTGTGCGTATGCAAAATTGGCGATCTCATTTGGCATGTACTTCCAATCAGCCACCTCCAAAATCAAAGCCTCCATCGCCTTGGCCGCAAAGTAATCGCGCAGGGTCATGCCTACATTGCAGCAGTCTCTGTCCAGCGGAAACGCTGGTCCGCCTGTTTCGTCAATCATGCTTTTTCTCCTTACTTGAACCAAAGGTAGACACCGTGCAGGATGCCAATAGGGAACATGATTGCCCCCGCCACCAAGAACCCCCACAGTCCCTGCCCAAAGCAAGTGAAGATGTGCGTAAGCCATGCGATACAACATGCAATCCAAATCAAATCAATCATGTCGTCTCCTTAACTTCTTCGGTGGTAGTCACAGCCATGTACGCCTTCAAACGCTTGACGCGATTCTTGTTGTAGGTCACCAATGCTTGGGCATACTCGACACCCGTCTCTGCGCGTAGCAGTGCCATCTCAGCCTCGGCAAGCTCCCACACAATGGCTTGCGCTGGTGTCACCGACTTGAGCATCAACTTTAATTCGTTCCATATTTCTCTAATCATTTCTTTTCCTTGGTTAACCTACGGAACCTAGCGATGTTGTTCTTTATCGCTCTCGGCTCATCCACGTTTCTAGTGAGGAACTGAGGCTCTGATATGCCATCGATCATCACCTTGTAATGGGAACCCCCACGGGGCTCCACACTCACTACACAAAACCCAGCCTTCGCGTACTCGCTGAACTGCTTTCTTAGTTGTACTGAAACTTCCATAGCATCCCTAACAGTTGTTAGCTATGCGGCTCATCAAGAACCACGACGAACGCATTCACGCTGACTCGACAACCTATGCCAGTTACCACTTGCTCATTCTCAACAAGTTTCAACAAACCCAGCTTGCCGCGAATGTGTTCAGGGAGCGTATTATCATCGTAGAGTTGTACATTGTCACCTGTCTTAACGACATAATTTTTATCAACTACGATAACCATAGACACTTTATTGTGGTCAAACGCATCCTTGACCCCCTCCACAGTCAGCATCTCAGTCTTGAGAACGTCGTTGTCCTGCATCAGTGCGATGGTTGGGCTATCGTGCTGCTGCGTTAGATGCAAGGCGAACTGCACTGCCCCTGCGCCTCTAGCAAACTCAACCATCTTTGCGTTGATGCTGTAGTCGTTCCGCTCGATAGTCCGTCGCTTGTTCCTGACGGCAAGATCAAGAATCACAGCGGCTTTGTGTTCAGACGCATTCAGGTGCTCCTGTGCATCAGGTTTGCCGAACATCTTCTTGATAGTCTGCAACGCCTTCTTCGGGTCTGATGTGAACATCTCATTGCTACGCTCCATCTTCTTGCCTATGCGGTCGTTGCTTATGCAGAACCCATCCTTGCCACGGTTGTAGCCATAGGAGATAGTGCCGAGGTCAACCCCATCGTGAGTCACCCTGAACTTAATGACGGTGATCTGTTCCCGATAGCTGCTTGTTTGCCAATTGTGGGTAGTGAAAGTCCACAGCGGGTTGGATGCAGCTACGCTGACAATAAGATCGTTCAACCCCACGCTCTTTGTACTCATGGTGTAGTCGGGGTGTTGCTTGCGACACTCGTCACTGACCACTACGTTCGTCATGCTAAATAGATTACTCATTCTTCGTTACTCCTAACAATTGTTAATTCATCACCACTGGAACTTGCCAAGAATCGCATCGACCTTGGCCTTGACTTCCTCGCGCACCACTGCGCTCTCCTTGATGGACTCGATGTTCGCGCACAGCATGGCCGACTCCAACTGCCGACGTGCTTCCTCCAGCTTGGGGTCGTTGGTCACGTTCATCTTGCCAAGCAACTCGCACAACTCAAGCGGGTTGGTAATCAGCGAATCGAAGTACCGCTTCTTCTCGTCGTCACCTTCCTTGTCGGTGAGCTTCTCAGAGATACCCACCAGCATGGTGTGCAGTCGGTCCCACGGCGCTTTCATCGCGTCGGCGAGCCGGTCGGTGTGCTGCTTCTCGTATGAGACACGCAACTCTTCCAAGTCGGTAGCCGACACATCCAAGCGGAAGTCACCCGACTCAGGGATAGGGTCGATAGCCCTGCGGAACCCGAACTTCTGCCGCACTGCATCAAGCTCAGGGTAGTCGTCTGCTCGGTACATCGTGCCCAAGTTACTGGGTGCTTCAGCAACCAGACGCGGATACTCAACGAAGAAGTTGTCGCACATGAACTCGAACGTCTGCTCGTACCCGTTCATCGTCTGCTTGTACTCCATGAACAACTTAGTCGGCAACAGGCGCTGACCCTTGTCTGCCCACGGTAATGTGTGCGTGTTGTGGTACAGGCGAACTCGCGCTGCGAACTTCTCGATGTCCTTGCGTAAGGACGTACCCGCGAACAAATTCTTCTTGGTCTGCGATGCGTCACGCACTGCTGATGCTCCCGTATTGACTTGCTCAGTCATCTCCCGGTCGATCTTGCTGGCGGGCCAGACGCTGATGTTCAACTCAACTAACACTGCTGATGCGCTAATACTCATTTCATTTCTCCGTTAAAAGTTTAATAAATCCCATCGCCGCCACCTGAGCTTCATCTTGCGTGGCGTACTCAACCCCTACAGGTATTGCCCTGTAGTTAACAAATACAATCGCCCCAAACCCATCTCCACGGGGCCTAACTTTTGCCATAAACTCCCAATCCAACCCAGTCTTTGAACGTACGTAAAAATCCTTAGCGGCGTCGTTGCCTACCCAGCCCATGTCATTTCTCCATTAAAAGTTTGATAAACCCCAGTGCTGTCTGTCGGCCCATAACAACTGTTAGGGTCTTCGTAGCTAGGTGTGGTGTACTGTGATCGTCCTCCACCACAGCCCACCTATTGCCACCCACGTTCACTATCCCGTACTTCCGTATGGGAGTCCTCAAGTCCCTAAAGTCATCAATCGGGTCGTAGTCGTACTGCCAGATGATGCTGCTGTATGAAAAGTATTCGGACGCCATTTCATTTCCCCCCTAAAAGTTTCATGTAGTTCTTCATCTCTCGCTCATTCAATCGCCCTACCAACTGCCAACCATATCTATCGTAAATAGTCCACTTCCCATGCTTGCGTCTGGCGTAGTGGTAGGTCTTGCCCTCGCCGTCCATAATCATTTCGTAAATGCTCTTGCCCTGCACACGGATAGAAGCCGCAAGATTTTTTACGTAGTGGTCGCTAATGTCCTTGAACACTTCTTCTTGTAAGCTACCCATATCAATCCTCCGGCTTGCCCGCCAACTTCGCCATGCTATAAAGCTCGTTGCCAATCATCTTCGCGTCAAATGTTGAGTCGTTCGGCCACACATGGTGAGTGCTCTCGTTGCCCGAACGATATTTGTGTACGTACCGCTCGGCCTTCTCAAGAATCTCCAGCACCTGCACCGCGTCCTTAGTCGGCATCACATAGTTGGCATATCCCAATTGGACAATCATCATTTCTTTCCCCTTAACAATTGTTAGCCTGTCGGCTGCATTAGTCACGAACGTGGATGGTCTTGCCATGCTCAGCCACCATGTCACCGCCACCGACGATGGCCCAAAGAATCGGCGCAGTCCAGTCGCTACCCCAATCACTACCGACATACCCATCGGTGAGAACGATGATGCACTCAGGCTGAATGCCCTCTTCCTTGAGATACCTAGAGACACAACTTGGGCTCGTGCCTCCGCCGCCTCGTGGCTTCGTTGAGTCGATGATGTTCGCCACATCCGCATCAGTGTATTTTTCATGTGCTGCTACCTCACAGTCCCAATAAATCAAGTCGATCACGTCAGGGTTAACTTCCTCGGCCACGCCCTTCACTTCGGACAGGAACTCAGCTATCTGCTGACCGCCTATGGAGCCTGACGTATCCACAGCGATGACAACATGGCCCACCTTCTCACCGATCAAGCTAGGCATGTAGATGCCAGTCGAAAGATGCCGACGATTAGGCCGACGCCACGATGACGCATCCTTGGCTCTGCACGTAGCCTTAACGAACTCACGCAGCACCTCACGCCAGTTGACCCTCGGCTCCATCAACTCGGCAAGCTCTCGGTCCATACCACCAGCGCTGCCACCTGCACGCTTGTCAGCCATCAAGCCCTGACGAATTGCTTGGTCGATGTCACGCTCAAGCTCCTTGGCTTCGGCCTCGGTCATGTTCTTAGCGCCTTCCCAGTCGTGCTCGTCAAGCCCACCATCACCACCTTCGCCGCTCCCATCGCTAGGCTCACCGCCTTCGCCGTCACCGTTACCACCACCGTTACCCTTGTCTTTCTGCTCCTGCTTGAGCAGGTCAAACACTTGTTTGGTGTTCATGCCGCGATACTTCTCATCGACCAGACCGATCTGCTTGCCGATGTTTGGACCCTCACGGAAGACAGGCATTGCGATGATCGAACCAGCCGGATCAAGGTCTTTGAGCATCAGGTTAATAACGTAGTCACAAGCCTGATTGGCAAGCTGATGATTCTCATCGTGCAGCTTCTTCCACGTAGTCAGGTGGCGATACATCTTGTGCGATGCTTCATGCGCGATAAGAAACGCTAACTCTGTGTCTCTTAGCTTAGCCACAAATCCACGGCCATACACCTCGTCACGTCCGTTAGTCTTAGCAGTCGGCGTAGTCTCATCGACTCGCGTTGTGCCTACCATCAACACACCAGACAGCAGTGCGAACTTGGGGCTGCGCATCAAACTGATCTTGGCTTTCTGTACTCGTCGTTCTTCTAACATTTGTTAGCTCCTTAAATTTTTCTATGTTGATACATGGCTTTAGTGAAAGCCTTAATCTCTTCCTGCCTCGCCGCGAACTTATCCTTAGCCATGCCTAGCAATAGGCGCAGCATCCCCGTCACCTCCTTCACATCGGTGTACTCACCTAGTACGTTCCTGTCAGGAGTAGCAAGAGCGGTATTTCTATTGCCCCACTCGATGATTGTGAATCTGACAACACCCCCTCCGAACATGCTCCGCTCAAGCACTACTTGAATGCTTGAGTTGGGTGTCGCGTACGTACTTAGTTGTTTCTGCAAGTACTCGACCTCCTCAAGCCCCAAGGGCCATTGCTCTTTGGCTATCGGTGCGTATAACATTTGTTAGGCTCCACGTGATTCGTTTGTCCATGCGCTTGCGCTTGGTCCAGTAAGGCAACGCCCACTCCACGTTGCTCTCCACTACGATCAACCGCCCGTTAAAAAAGACTCTCACAGCAGGTCTTGGTTCTTAGCAACCCACCCTGCGAACGCCTTGCTTGAGAACGCAATGCTCTGCTTGCTCGTAGTCTTCGCCACGTTGATGGCAAACACCGCCTGCCACTCGGCCTCGAACCGCTCCAGATACTCCATGAACGGCGCGATGGTGTCCTTAGTGATACGCGATATCGCACCGAACACAACGATGGCACACGCGCCCGGACTTGTCGGTACTTTCGTACCCTTTGGGTCTTTGATGGTGTCGTCCCACGTTGGGAGTTGGTCGGCGAACTCGATGTACGCCTGCATATCACGCGCACCGCTCTCGCCCAGTGCACCAGTCAACGCCGCGATCACTGCATCTGAGTCGTTAACCGCACGGGTCTTGACGATGTTCGATGCCGTCTCCAATGACCGTGGACTAACAAATGCTAGTTGGTTGCGCTTGGGGTTGTAGATGTACGGGTTGTCGGCCTGTGCTGCATCGGTGTAGCTTGCCAGTACGTGCGGATACTGGCTCACCCACGCACACACCTCGGGCGCTACGTCCTTACTGATAGCCCAGCTAATCCACTGCTCAGCGTCTGGCTTCTGAATAGTCACCGGAACCAGTCGGTTGCGACTGTGCGCCTTCAAGCTATCGCCCACGCCGTCAGTGCTCAAGTTGCCCGTCAAAAACACAATATTCTGCTCGTGCAGTGAAATGTCACCCAGCCGTGGATTGGCCTTCTCAAGCATGGGGTGCAGCATGTTCTTCACTGGCTCAGCGCCTTTGGTGAACTCGTCGAGCATGATGACCAGTGGTTTCTTCTCGTGAATCTTGAACCGAGCGTTCGGGTAGTAGCGCGTGGTCTTGGTGTCGTGATCGATCACCGGCATTGCAATGTCACCCAAGTCCATATTGGGTACGTCGATATAGGCATGGTCGAAGCCTAAGTCACCAGCGATCTGCTCTAACAGTGAAGACTTGCCGATGCCGGGCTCGCCTTGCAATAAGAACCGCAGGGTTGGGTTGGTGCGGATAAGAACACCCGCTTGCTTCAATGTCACCGACTTGCCAAACTTGATCTCAGCCATCTGATTACTCCTAATTGCGCCTAACATTTGTTAGGACTTTACTAACACACAAAAAAATAAAAACACTCGGACACATCTAACCTACTCAACTTATATTATAACACATTGTTACACCTAGATCAATAGGAGGTCTCATTTCTAGTCATCGCCGATGACTAAGTGGTAACAATTGTTAGCGCTCTTTTATGCCAGTTCTTCGTACGCGCTCTTTAGCCAACTCATGTACTTGCGCGAACCCAACTCACCGAGGGGCAAGTCCACCCGCCGTATCGCCTCGTCGCTGTGCCACTTGTACAGAACCTCCAGCATGTTCTTGCGTATGGCTACGGCTGAACATGCGATATTGCCACCCTGTGTCCGTTGCTGAACGCCTGACAGTGCACACATTAGCATGAACGCCCCATAAAAAGAGGTGTGCTGCTTGTCGCTCGTGTCCGATATAAGGGCGATGAACTTAGTCACCGCGAACGAATAGTCGTTCCTGCTTCTGTCGTCCAAGCAACGGGCGAACTGATACACGCTACGGGGTGAGTTAATCGTTATCTCCATACCACCAGCTACGCTCTGCACTAATTCCCCCTCGGTGAACTTCACTATCTCGCTGCCGTTGGCTTGGCCCCAATACCGCCCGTCAGCCTTCTCCTTGCGCAGTGCCACCATGCTGCCAAAGTACTTGATGAACTCGGCATAGCGTCGGCGAATTGCACTCGTGCCTGTTCGGTTAATCTCCAGCCTGTACTGCGGCTCACCATTGAGCACCTCGTACTGCCAGTATCTATTCCTGCGCATGAGCAGGGAAGTGGAATCCAAACTGTTTGAGCCCCGTGGGATTTCAAACCTGCCGTTGGCTGCGTGCAGCACCGTTGCCCCCTCGTGAGTGCTGACGCTAACATTTGTTAGCCTACGAATGAACGCATGGGTGCTCTGTGTCACATACCCACCATCACGCACCGCTACAACGCCGTCGAACCTGAACCTAACCACGGTTGTGTTGTACAGCACGCAGTTGTATGACGGCTTGCACTCTCCATCGCTGCCGCCCTTGTCGTTCATCCAATGGCTCTTCGTTATGCTGAACCTATTAATGTCCCTGCGCTCACCCAGCGGTTTGCTGTGCTCACTGCGCCCACGGATGTGCTTAGTGTTCTCAAAGAACTTCTCTGCTGCGGCGTAGTCGGCGATAGTCGCCATTCTGTCTGTTGCTTTGCTCATTTCATTCTCCCTTTATGCCATCTCGTATATCTTCACTCTCTTGAGGCTCGGGTATAGGCAGACGAACTTCTCCTTGGCCGTCACCCTGCTGCGTGCCTCAACCATGTCGGTCTCCCAGCGCTTGAACCGCGCACTCCAGCCGACTACTGCGTATCGCTTCATAGGATTCTCCCCAGCTTGTTGCACACAAAGACCTTCATCGCTGCCATCGCTTGCTCATCCTTGCCCATGTGCAGCAGGTCGTAAATCTCACGGATACTGAGGTCGTCCGCAAGGCTTTCGCAGGACTCTGAACCCCGCTCGGCTAGCTCGTCGCGTAGCTCTCCATCAGAGAACTGACTGAGGTCTACTTCCACTTCTACAGTTACGTAGCTCATGCTTTCTCCTTCATTAGTTTCTTGAATTGGTGCATAACGCTGTGCCTCCCCTTGGCGATGAACTCGTAGGTTGCTGGTTGGCTTTTGCCCCAAGAGTTGAACTCCTTCTCTTGAACAACGGCTAACTCAACAGAGTTAGAAAAGAACACACGGCACAGCACCCATACATCAGTCTTAAGGCACACTTGCTTCCTCCAACTCGCGTACCTTGTCCCACTCAGCGGCTTTGTATTCTTCCCATGTCATGTCGTTGCTCCTTCCTTAACAGTTGTTAATTGCTGCGGCCAGAGTCAGCAACTCGGGGTCGATTAACTCCGGCTCACCAAACGCACCCATGTCGTTGTCCAGCAGGGCCAGCAACTCAGCAAACTCGCCCGATACCTCCTCGGCCAGTGATACATCAGGCTCATCACCCAGCAGCACCTGTGCGGCTAACTCTTGGGCGCGTTCCAACATAGCGGTAAGTCTTGTTTTCATTTTGTGTCCTTAGATAACAGTTGTTAGGTCTTACGACCGAGTTGATTTCTGGTTTGTGTCCAGCAGGGTTGTGCGTGCTGCTGCGGTTGTGACGAATTGGTAGTTACCCTTGGTGTACTCCTGCACCACGCACCATGAGGCGCGTTCGGCTTTGGCTCGGTCTTCACCGCAGAACAGGCAACAGCGATAGCCCAGCGCCCAGCGCTCGACGGGGAACTCATCACCGCAGTCGGCGCACTCTTTCCAGTCCATGTTGCCCATCTTCATGCCCTCCAGAACCAGATATCCAGACCGGCCACGATGAGGCACACGGCATAGATGAAGTACAGGATGCGCTGGGCGGGGTTTAAGTTTGGTAGTTTGTCTGACATTTTGTGTTTCCCTTGGTATGCCTAACAACTGTTAGGGCTGCTGGATTCGGGCGCAGTGAGTCCGCTTTTTTCCCATCCAACTTATATTATAACACAAAGTTATGTCTAAATCAATAGGAAGTCCCATTTTTAGCGATGGGCAATGACCAAAAGGGATGTTACGAAATGGGGGCAGGGATTGTTATAATGTTACGCTTGACATTGTAAAACATAACAGAATATGTAACAAAAAGAACCCAGCATCCATGCGGGTTGCGGGGCGAAAATTGATGTATTGTTATAATGTTATATGATTTATAAGAAAGAGAGAGCCAGCCCAAAAAAGTTGCGTAATACAAATTGCGCTTGCTGCCTTGCGCGGCGCTTCAGATTTGACAGTGTTGGCGCTCTCAATTTCAAAATAAAACGTAACATGTAACAATAGGGGTTAAGTCGTTGATTTCATTGAAGAAAGTGTGTTACGAAAGTTTTTTGGCTTTGTAACATTGCCCCAAAACTGCCCAACTTTCGTAACAGACTAACAAATGTTACATTCTGGATTTGACAATACCAGCAGTAGGGGTTAATTTAGAACATAACAATATAACAGTCCGACGACGATTTTGGCCGCTGACGCCGCCCGGAGAACTGGTATACACCGACTACTCAAGCATCCAGAAGCATGGCCGCTGACGCCGCCCGGAGAACTGGTATAGACCAGCCCTAACAAATGTTAGGTCGGTCGAGAAAATCCGGACACAAAAAAGCCCGCATAAAGCGGGCAGGTGCGGGCACGAAAAAACCCGCCGAAGCGGGTTAGTGAAGACTAACATATGTTAGGGGGCCGAAGCCCCCTCCCGTTTTACTTGCCGCTGTCGATCATGGACAAGTCCATTCCAAACGCTGTCAGTGCTGAGCTAACATGAGTCAGAACCTGCGACTGTTTATCGCTCAGACTATCCTGACGCTTCAGGAATTTGTACAGTGGCACCAGCGTATCCACAATACGAACATCAGCGGACTTGCCGTGCTTTGCGCCACCCTCAGATTCCGGGGCAGTACCAAACATGGCCTCATTCCCGTATTTGCGAACCCGTGCCCATACTGTAGAAGGGTTCGGGTGCTTGCCATTATGGTGCGCTGCGTGCAGTGCTTTATAGAACAACTCTTTCTCAGCCTTGACCAACTTACCCGCGTCGCTGATGTCATTTGCTTCGAAGGCAAACCATTCCGTCACGAATGACTCATTTAAGACCAGAGCATAGTTACGCTCAGACGATGCAGTCGCGCCGGACTTATCGGCCACCTCTTGGCGGGCGGCGGCGATAGCGGTGAGGTCAAATGGGATAGCACTAGAGACAATGGATACTGACATGATACAAACCCTTTCAAGGTTTTATACTCGGGGACAATTCCCTTTGTATGACTGTATTATATCACACAAAGTTATGTAATGCAAGCAAAGCGGGGGACAATAAATAAAGGGCATAACAATTGTTAGGGCGGTACGGCAAGGCAAAACGGGTAAGGGTTAACCCCACTACCACCCCACCCACCGGAATACGGGGAAAGGTACCTAGGGTCCTATACACTGGGTTGCACTCAAACAATATTCATTTTTTAAAAACGGGGTACATATTTTGTGTTCTAAAAAACACCCCCCACCCCCTGACTTTTTCCAAGACTACATTTATTTTTACTTGGCTGAAAAAAACCCCCCGGCATCATTCCAAAAAGCAAACCCCCCACCCCCATATTTTTTCTGTTATAGTTCGGCCATCTTCCCGCTAACCCGGTGCCTATGATCTCTATTACGCCTGACGCGGATCATCCGATCCCTTTCGATATGTCCGAGGAGTTGCCCAACACTCTTGCGGAAAGCGTAGCTATTGCTGCCAATACGATAGACATGCTCGAACAGCTTGGCGGCAGCATAGATTTCAAGCCAGAAGATTTTGCCAAGGCGGCTACGCTCATCAAGGGCGAGAACCAAACCCCGCAGGTAAAGAACATCACAAGTACCGGCACTGCCAAGGTGCTGTCCATTGCGGTTAAAGAGTACGACTTCCAAGTCTTCTCTGACGTGCAGCAAGCACGGAACTTCATCACGAACAAGTTGGTGGGGATCGCAGACTGCGGAGACCCCAAGCTAGAACTCAAAGCTCTTGAGCTACTCGGCAAACACTCAGACATTGGCCTCTTCACGGAGCGCAGCGAGATCACGGTGCATCACACTACAAGTGAGTCACTGGAGAACTCCATCAAGGAGCGGGTCAAGCGTCTGCTCAACGCAGAGGTGGTAGATATCTCCCCAATTGACGATTTGGACGAACAATTAGGCCCCATCACTGAGCCGGGGACGTTCAAAGAAGTCGATACAGAGTCTCTGGATACGCTAGAAGATACAAATGACTAGCCAAGTCTCCCTCAAAGACATAAACACCCTGATTAACTCGGGGAGTCTGTCGGAGTCTGACCTTCGGGTGCTTGATGCGCAGCTTGATAAGCTGGAGGAGCTAAAAACCAACGAGTTGATGCACGAGAAGTTCATCAAGTTCGTTGAGAAGATGTGGCCGAGCTTCATTTCCGGGCGTCACCACAAGCGGATGGCAGAAGCGTTCGAGCGCGTGGCGAATGGGTCATGCAAACGGCTCATCATCAACATGCCACCCCGGCACACCAAGTCAGAATTCGCCTCTTATCTGCTACCAGCTTGGTTTTTGGGTAAAAATCCGGGCAAAAAGGTGATCCAAACGTCCCACACTGCCGAATTAGCGGTGGGTTTTGGCCGAAAAGTACGAAATCTTGTGGATACTGAGGCTTACCACGATGTTTTTCCGGGGTTAGCGCTGCAAAGCGACTCGAAAGCTGCCGGTCGGTGGAACACGTCCAAGGGCGGTGACTATTTCGCTATCGGTGTAGGCGGTGCGGTGACCGGAAAGGGTGCTGACCTGCTGATTATTGACGATCCGCACTCTGAACAAGAGGCTGCGATGGCAGCTACGAATCCGGAAGTCTACGACAAGGTGTATGAGTGGTACACATCCGGTCCTCGGCAGCGTCTTCAGCCGGGTGGGGCGATTGTTATTGTGATGACGCGCTGGGCACAGCGGGACTTGACTGGTCAGGTGCTGAAATCCGCCGCTCAGCGCACGGGTGAGGAGTGGGAGGTCATCGAGTTCCCTGCGATTCTTCCATCGGGCAACCCACTCTGGCCTGAGTTCTGGTCGCTTGAAGAGTTGGAGGCACTGCACGAAGAACTGCCGAACTCCAAGTGGCAAGCACAGTATCAGCAGAACCCCGTTGGTAACGAGTCGGCGATTGTCAAACGAGATTGGTGGCAGTGGTGGGAGCAGGACAATCCACCTGAGTGCGAGTACGTACTCCAGACATGGGACACGGCGTTCGAGAAACATCAGAGGGCCGACTACTCTGCTGGGACGACGTGGGGGGTTTTTACCAACGAAGAGGACATGACCAAAAACATCATCCTGTTGAACACGTACAAGAAACGTGTCGAGTGGGTGGACTTGAAGCGCGATGTGCTCAAGGAGTACAACGACTTTGAGCCGGACGGTCTGCTCATTGAGAAGAAGGCCACGGGTGCACCGCTGATCTATGAATTGCGAGCGATGGGTATACCTGTCATGGAGTACACCCCCAGTAAAGGACAAGACAAAATAGCCCGTTTGAACAGTGTTTCGGACATAATTGCGTCAGGTAAAGTATGGGTGCCACGTACACGTTGGGCAGAGGAACTCGTGGACGAGATTGCTGCGTTTCCGTCAGGCGAACACGATGACTTGGTTGACGCAACAACACTGGCGCTTATGCGGTTCAGGCAGGGTGGCTTTCTTCGTTTGCCGAGCGACGAGCCAGAAGAAGTTAAATGGTTCAAGGGCGCTCGCCGCGAAAAGTTTTACACAATTTAAGGAACGAACATGGCAATGAACAAAGGCTTATACGCCGCCCCTTTGGGACTCGACCAGATCGATAACGAAGAGCCCGATATTGAAATTGAAATCGAGGACCCAGAGGCTGTGCATATTGGCATCGGCGGCATGGAGATTGATATTGTTAAAGGTGAAGGCACCGCCGAAGAGTTTGACGCCAATTTGGCCGAGTTCATGGACGACAGCGTGCTGGGCACTTTGGGCAGTGAACTGATTGAGGACTTTGGCAAAGACATCATGGACCGCAAGGACTGGATGCAGACTTATGTTGATGGTCTGAAGTTACTGGGTCTGAAGTACGAAGAGCGCACTGAACCTTGGAACGGAGCCTGTGGTGTATTCCACCCTATGCTGACTGAATCAGTCGTGCGCTTCCAGTCAGAGGCAATGATGGAGACGTTCCCAGCGATGGGTCCAGTCAAGACACAGATTGTTGGTGCTATCGACAGACTCAAAGAAGAGTCCGCTGCTCGCGTGCGCGAGGATATGAATTATCAACTGACCGATGTGATGGTCGAGTATCGGCCTGAGCACGAGAAGATGTTGTGGTCGCTGCCACTGGCAGGCTCTGCGTTCAAGAAGGTGTATTACGACCCGAGCAAGGGTCGTCAGACTGCGATGTTTATCAGCGCTGAAGATATCGTGGTGCCCTATGGCGCGTCGAGTCTTGAGTCCTCCGAGCGCGTTTCACATGTGATGCGCAAGACAAAGAACGAGTTGCTGAAGTTGATGGCGGCTGGGTTCTACATGGACGTGGAGTTGGGCGAGCCGAGCCACGAGTTGGACGATATTGAGAAGCAGAAGGCAGAAGAGACGGGCATGTCTGCCACTCAGGACGACAGGTTCCGTGTGCTTGAGATGCACGTTGATTTGGACCTTGAAGGGTTTGAGGACAAGGATAAGGACGGCGAGATGACAGGTATCGCCCTGCCGTACGTTGTCACTGTTGAGAAGGGCACGCGCAAAATTCTGGCTATTCGCCGCAATTGGTACGAGGACGATGTGCTAATGACCAAGCGTCAACACTTCGTGCACTACCAGTACATTCCGGGCTTTGGCTTCTACGGCTACGGTCTGATTCACCTGATCGGTGGCTACGCCAAGTCCTCGACAATGATCCTGCGTCAGTTGGTCGATGCAGGTACGCTGTCTAATCTGCCGGGTGGTCTGAAGTCCCGTGGTCTGCGTATCAAGGGTGATGACACACCAATTGCACCGGGTGAGTTCCGTGACGTGGACGTGCCGAGCGGCTCCATCCGTGACAACATTCTCCCGTTGCCGTACAAAGAGCCAAGCCAAGTTCTATTCACGCTGTTCCAGAACATTGTGTCGGAAGGCCGTAGCTTTGCATCCAGCGGTGACATGAATGTGAGCGACATGAGCGCTCAAGCCCCAGTGGGCACAACTCTGGCTCTGCTGGAGCGGACGTTGAAAGTGATGACGGCTGTTCAGGCCCGCATCCACTACGCCATGAAGCAGGAATTCAAACTGCTCAAGGTCATCATCGCCGACTACACACCAGAAGAGTATGACTACGAGCCGGAAGATGCTGGTCGTCGTGCCAAGAAGGCCGACTACGACGCAGTGGAGGTTATCCCTGTCAGCGATCCAAACGCGGCCACGATGGCTCAGAAGATTGTGCAGTACCAAGCTGTTCTCCAGCTTGCACAGTCAGCACCCCAGTTGTACAACCTCCCACTTCTGCACCGTCAGATGATTGAAGTGTTGGGCATCAAGAACGCCAATAAGCTTGTGCCTGTTGACGAAGATGCAGTGCCAACAGACCCGGTGCAGGAGAATCAGAACCTGCTGACTGGCAAGCCGGTCAAGGCGTTCATGGAGCAGAACCATCAGGCCCACTTGGGTGTGCACATGGGTGCGATGCAGGACCCCAAGATCATGCAGATCGTCGGTCAGAACCCACAAGCACAGATGATTCAAGCTGCAATGATGGCTCACATTAACGAGCACATTGCGTTTGAGTACCGCCGTCAGATGGAAGAGAAGATGGGCATGGTCTTGCCAAGCGAAGAAGAAACCAAAAACATGCCGCCTGAAATGGCTGACCAGATAGCTGTCATGGCGGCTCAAGCATCACAGGCCATTCTTCAGAAGAACCAGCAGGAAGCACAACAGCAACAGGCCCAGCAGCAGATGCAGGACCCGGTTATCCAGATGCAGATGCAGGAACTTCAAATCAAGCAGGGCGAGCTTCAACTCAAACAGCAAAAGCTCCAGATCGACGCAGCGTCCAAAGCCGACCAGCTTCGCATCGAAGAGTCACGCATCGAGTCTCAGAAAGAGATTGCAGCCATGCAGGTCAGCGCTACCGCCGCCGCTGCTAAAGACCGTATTGAGAAACAGCAAGAGCTTGAAGGTGCTCGTATGGGCATTGATATGGCAAAGCACCGCGCACAACAGGCTACGCAACGTGCACAGCAGTCCGCTCAACGCACGCAGCAGCAACCCCAAAATCGTACGCCACGTACAAAAGGAGAATGATCTAAATGGAAAACTATCGCGTGCTTGGGCACGTTGCTAAGGAGATTGACAAGCTCCGAGCCGACCAGATTAGCTTTTTAGTTGCTGGCAGCGTTAAAGATTTTGCCGAGTATCGGCATTTATGCGGAGTCATCCGGGGTCTGACTTTCGCAGAAACTTTTGTCAACGACCTCGTGCAAAAAATGGAGACTAGTGATGACTGATTTTGATCTCGCTGCGGTAGACCTCTCGGGTATCTTGAACAAGACGCCTGAGCAAAAAGCCAAGCAGTTGCCCGACCCTAAACGTTTTTTTGTTCTCTGTGTCATCCCCGATGCCGCTGAAGAGTTTGAAGACAGTACGCTAATTAAGTCCAGCCAAACCATGCACTACGAAGAGGTACTGACTCCCGTATTGTTTGTGGTCAAACTTGGCCCAGACGCTTACAAAGACCCGAGCCGATTCCCATCTGGGCCGTCGTGCAAGGAAGGTGATTTTGTCATCGTCCGCCCCAATTCAGGAACTCGCCTGAAAATTCATGGCCGTGAATTCCGCATCATCAACGATGACTCGGTTGAAGCAGTCGTGGAAGACCCGCGTGGTATTACGCGTGCATCGTAAAGGAACTAATCATGGCTACTAAAGTTGAAGACGACGATTTTGAGTTTTCTGACGAGCAGGAAACAAAAAAAGAAACAGCTAAGGCTGCTGCTGAAGATAATCTAAGTTTTGAGATTGAAGATGACACTCCCGTTGAGGACCGTGGCCGCAAGCCCATGAAAGCTCCGCCGGAAGACCCGACGGAAGATGAATTGGCCTCTTACGACGAGAAGGTCAAGCAACGCATCAACAAGTTCACTCGTGGCTATCACGACGAACGCCGAGCCAAGGAAGAAGCACTGCGGGAACGCCAAGCTGCTGAAGCCTATGCCCGTCAGATGTTGGACGAGAACAAGAAACTTCAACAGCAGCTTGCTACTGGCAGCGTGGCTTATATCGAGCAGTCAAAATCGTCTGCTGATATTGAGTTGAACGCGGCCAAGAAGAAATACAAAGAGGCTTATGACGCTGGGGACCCAGATTCTCTCGCCGACGCACAAGCTGAAATCACCCGTGCCACTCTGAAAGCAGAGCGCGTGCAGGCGATGAAGCCTATTGAGGTCGATGAGAAAGAGTACGCTCCGGCCCCCACAGCACCTAAGTTGGATACTCGCACCGCCAAATGGGTGCAAAATAACGACAGTTGGTGGGGTAAAGACGAAGAAATGACGATGGCAGCTACCGGGCTTGACAAAAAACTTGCGCGGGAGTATGGTCCTGAATATGTGGGTACTGAAGAGTACTTTAAAACCATCGATAAAACGATGCGCAAACGATTTCCTGAGCATTTTGAAGATGTTCAGAGCGATGAGGAAGAAGACACTCCTCGGAGAAAAGTGTCAGAACCGGCTTACGAGGATGAAACCCCGCGCCGTGCAACAAAACCAAGCTCCGTTGTGGCTCCGGCTACACGTAGCACTCCGCCTAATCGCATTAAGTTGAAGGCATCCGAAGCAGCGATAGCTCGCCGTCTTGGGGTTCCGTTAGAACAGTATGCTAAACAGGTTGCTTTGCTGAAAAGAGGTGAATAATGGAAAACGCTAAAACTCCCGAAAAGGGACAAAACCGACTTGCCCGCGAATTGGATACCCGAGAAGCGTATGCACGCCCACAAGCGTGGCGTCCGCCGGAAGTCCTGCCTAGCCCAGACCCTCGTGAAGGTTGGTCTCACCGCTGGGTTCGTATGTCAACAAACGGTGTGGCCGATCCTAGTAACATTTCTTCTAAGCTCCGCGAAGGTTACGAGCCCTGCAAAGGTGACGAGTACCCCGAGCTAATGATGCACGCTACTACTGAAGGTCGTTTCAAAGGCGGCATTGAAGTGGGTGGTTTGTTGCTCTGCCGCATCCCGGCTGAGTTTTTGGTCCAACGTGATAGACACTATTACGAAAAGAACAAAGCCCAAATGGAATCCGTGGACAACAATTTTCTTGGTGAGAGAGACGGTCGATCAAATATGGCGTTATTCGCCGATAAAAAATCGAAAGTCACTTTCGGTTCTGGTTCTTAATTTAGGAGTCCTTAAATGGCATCTACTGCTTCTCCCTACGGGCTTCGTCCCGTTAATCGTACCGACGGCATGCCTTATGCTGGCGCTACGAGTCAGTTCCTGATCGACCCTGCTGGTGAAGCGACAAACCTGTTTTACGGGCAAGTCGTTATCATCGGTGCGGACGGTTATATCGCTCTGTCTACTGCTACCGGCGCAGACTTGACCACCAATAACCTTGGTGGAAATGAAATGGGCGCTTGGGGCGTGTTCGTCGGTTGTTCTTTCGTTAACGCGCAAGGCCAACAAATGTTTAGCCAGTACTACCCTTCCGGCACAACCGGCGTGGTGACTGCGTATGTCATTACCGACGCTAGCGTGACGTTCCAAGCTCAACTGGACGGCGTTGCTGACCAGTCGGACCTCGGCGCGAACACTTTCTTTGCTGCTGTCCAGTCTACTTCTACAGGTTCTACCCGTTCAGGTAACTCGACCAGCGCACTGGAGTCAACCACTGTGACCACTGCCGCCGCGTTCAAAATCATTGGTTTCGCTTCCCCAGTGACCGATGCTTTCCCAGACGTGCTGGTTAAGTTCAATCCCGGCGCTTCTGCCTTTACTAACGCCGTTGGCATCTAAGGAGCACATAAATGGCTATTTCACGCGCACAACTGCTTAAAGAATTGCTCCCCGGCCTGAACGCTTTGTTTGGTATGGAGTACGCTCGTTACGGCGAGCAGCATAAAGAAATCTACGAAAGCGAAACCTCTGAGCGTTCGTTTGAAGAAGAGACAAAACTGTCCGGCTTCAACACCGCTCCGGTGAAGAACGAGGGCTCAGCCATTGCCTATGACAATGCGCAAGAGGCTTGGTCTACTCGCTATACGCACGAAACCATCGCCCTTGGCTTCAGTATCACTGAAGAAGCTATCGAAGATAATCTCTACGACAGCCTGTCTTCACGCTACACCAAGTCGCTGGCTCGCGCTATGGCTAACACCAAACAGGTCAAGTCTGCTGCTGTCCTGAACAACGGTTTCACCAACAACTCCGCTTATTACGGTGGTGATGGCGTGCCTTTGTTCTCTACAGCGCACCCGCTGGTTTCTGGTGGTACCAACGCCAACGCCCCGTCAGTCGGTGTCGATTTGAACGAGACTTCTTTGGAAGCCGCCGTTATTCAGATCGCTGCATGGACCGATGAGCGCGGTATGCTGATTGCTGCCAAGCCCCGCAAGATGATTGTTCCTCCTGCTCTGCAATTCGTTGCTACTCGTCTGTTGGAAACCAGCCTCCGTGTTGGCACCGCTGACAACGACATCAACGCAATCAAGAACAATGGTTCGGTCTCTGAAGGCTACACCATCAACAACTTCTTGACCGACACCAATGCTTGGTTCCTGACCACAGACGTGCCTAACGGTATGAAGCATTTTGTCCGCACCCCGCTGCAAAACAGCATGGACGGCGATTTCGACACCGGCAACGTGCGTTACAAGGCCCGCGAGCGTTATTCGTTCGGCTGGTCTGACCCACTGGGTATGTGGGGCTCGTCCGGTTCGTAATTGACCGGCAGGCTGGGTGGGGGGTTCCCCGCCGTCCACTAAAAGGCTCCTTCGGGAGCCTTTTTTGTTGTTGACAGAATTTGTAGTTGGTGTATATTGCAGCTATTCCGGGCCTTCCGGTGTATCAGACAGTCCCGGCTGACGACATGCAGACTGATACGCCCAACTTGCATGTAAGGACCAAATCATGGCATTGACCACATTCTCCGGCCCAGTCTCTTCCCTCAACGGTTTTATCACCACGATTTCCAATTCTTCCACTGGTGCCTCCGCCTTTAATGCGGGTGCAACTGCCGTCACGATGACAGGTGTTGGAGGCACGGGCGGGCGCACGCTGTTCCAGATGGGCACTAACGTCGCTCTGGGTTCGTTTTCTAACGCGCTGAAAGCCGAAGTCACTTACGGTGCTACTGGCCGCACGACTGGTCTGGGTTCAGCCTTTGTTGCTGAGTTGACCCTTTCTGCCGGTACTACTTCTGGCACCTACGCTCCTGTTGAAATCGAGTTGAACGCTGGCACTGGCGCTTCTACTGGCGGAGCAACTTCAATGATTTACGCTTCGGTTAACGGCGATGGCGCTGCTACTGTTGACACCAACGGCTACCTGCTGAATCTGGCGGGCGTGACTGTTGCTGCTGCCAAATTGGCTGCTACTGGCACAATTACCAACGTCAACGAAATTACGCACGGCCTTCGTGTAAAAATTGCTGGCAGTGACTACTACCTGCTGGCCGCTACTGCCGCTAACTTCAACGCCTAATGGCTGCGTTGGATAAGGACTACCTGTTGGGTTTGAGGAATCAGGCGCTTGAGCAAAGGCAAAAGTATCTGGACCTTATCCAACAGGCTAACGGAGCAATCGCAATGGTGGATGTTTTGTTGACCGAATTAGATCGACCATCAGCAGAGCATAAAGAGGATTAATTATGTCAATGCAAACAGACGTACTGCTGACCCAACCCCTTGGCAGTTCAAATACGTTTAAAACTCAGTCCGGCGCTGTTTTAGGCCCCTGCCGCATTAAAGCAATATACGGTACTTCCGCCGCTTTGGCGGGCACGGTTGTGCTGTATGACGGTGCTAGCAATGCGGGAAAAGCTATTGGGACGATCAGCACACCAACGGCTGCAAACGGCGGTACGTACTACCTGCTGCTGCCGGGTGAAGGCATACTGGCACGCACAGGTGTGTACGCGGTAATCACCAATGTTGATTCGGCGATGCTTGTTTATGGCTAAAACCCCAGCATGGACACGCAAAGAGGGCAAGTCAGAGAAGGGCGGCTTGAACGCGAAGGGCCGTGCCTCGGCCAAAGCGCAAGGCATGAACTTGAAGCCTCCCCAACCCGAGGGCGGCAGCAGGCGCGACTCTTTCTGCGCCCGGATGGAGGGCATGAAGAAGAAGCTCACCAGCGCCAAAACAGCCAAAGACCCGGACAGCCGTATTAACAAAAGCCTACGGGCATGGAACTGCGCTGAAGGTGGATATGTATCTACAGCAGATGGTGTAGCCCAGCGCGGGAAAACCCGTGGAAAGATGTGCTGATATGAGTACGCCAGAAATCCTTACCGCTCGTGAACTTGCCACCCATGCTGCTGATATCAAGCACATGCAGGAAGACATGGACAAGATGCTTGAGAGCATGAAATCCATGCAGGTCACGCTGACATCCATAAACTCCACCCTGTCTGAAGCCAAAGGTGGCTGGAAAGTGCTGATGTTGGTTGGCGGTGCAGCCGGTACGGTTGGCGCAGGTATTGTCCAGTTAGTTCATTGGTGGAGTAAATAATGCCAGCGACAAGTAAAAAACAAAAGGCGTTTATGGACGCCGCAGCCCACAACCCAGCATTTGCCAAGAAGGCGGGTGTGCCAGTAGCGGTTGCTAAAGATTTTAGCAAGGAAAGCAAAGGCATCAAGTTTGGTGGCCCAAAGACCAGACCTGATCTTCAGAAGGTAAACGAGCCAAAAACTCGTCAAGGTAAGACTGAACTTTTTTCAAAAGGTGGCGACATGAAAGAATCCAAAGCAATGATGAAGAAGGAAGTTAGCTTTATGAAAAAAGCTGGCGCTCCCAAATCCATGATTAAGCACGAGAAAGCCGAAGCTGGCATGAAAAAAGGCGGTATGCCTCCTGCTCTGGCTAAACATGCAGCCAAACCCGCTTCTGTTGCCCACAAGGGTCTCAAGTCCGGTGGCGCAGTTAACGGCATTGCCACCAAGGGTAAAACCAAGGGTACGATGATTAAAATGGCTCGCGGCGGTAAGTCCTGCTAATCTAAGGAGCCATCATGGCAAGCAAAAAAACGGGCCGTTTGGCCGGACTCGCAGCACTGGCTGGCGCAGCTTATCTGGCTAACAAAAAAGGTATGTTTGGCGGTAAGGGCGAAGGTAAGGGCGATACAAGTACCGCAGCGGACCGCGAAGACGCTGAAATGGGCGCGGCAATGAGGGCTAATGCAGCCTCCAAAAGCAAATCTGATGATTTCAGCATGGCTGGCGAAGGTGGCTTTGATGCTCCTGCGGACATGAGCCGTGTTGAGCGTACTGGCACGCCAGCGGCAGTAGCTACTCGCCCTGCAACACCTACCGCAACCCCACGGGCTGAACGATTCGCCCCTAGCGGCTCTCCTGTACTTAGCAGCGGTGCTGGCAGTGGTGGCCCAAGAACAATTGGGCTTGGCCGTTCTAGCGGTCGTGGTGGTGCTGAAGCCGGTGAAGAAGCCGCTTATAAATCAGCTAAACAAGCCCAAGCACTTAAAGACTTCAGTGCCAAACGTCCCGGCATCATGGCTCGTATGCGCGAGAAAGACAAAGCAATGATGGAAGACGGCGGCAAGTCGATGGTAGATCGCCAAGATGCCGGAGCCAAGAAAGCAGGTCTCAGCGTTGACGATTACTACAAGAGCGGCAAAGCTCAAATTGACAAGCAGGATGAAACATTTAAGCGTGGTGGTGTTATCAAGAAGATGGCTTCTGGCGGCATGACCTCTTCAGCCTCTAAACGTGCAGATGGTATCGCCACTAAAGGCAAAACTCGTGGAAAGATTTGCTAATCATGGCAACTAAAGAAGAACTCCTGCAAGCGGCTAAAGACGCTAAAGACCAGCCTAAGATCGACGCGGCGTATAGCGCTTCGCTGACTAGCACTGAAGAAAAACCAGCGGCAAAGCCAGCCCCCGCACCTAAGCCCAAGAAAATGGCTAAAGGCGGCGTAACTCGTGCTGATGGCTGCATCTCCAAGGGCCATACAAAAGGTCGGATGGTATGAGGCCGAGCCGTGGCATGGGGGACATCAACCCCAAGAAGATGCCCAAAGCCCGAGTCGTGAAGAAGCGGGACGGCGATTACCCAGTGGATATGTACGCCGAAGGCGGCAGTGTCAATGCGGCTGGCAATTACACGAAGCCAGAACTGCGTAAGCGTATCGTGAGCCAAGTCAAAGCCGCCGCGACTCATGGCACGGGGGCAGGCCAGTGGAGCGCGAGAAAAGCCCAGCTTGTGGCTAAGAAGTACAAAGCCGCAGGCGGTTCGTACAAGGACTAAAGTGAAAGCACCGCAGAAATCCCTCAAGGACTGGGGCGACCAGAAGTGGCGCACCAAGTCTGGCAAACCGTCTTCCAAGACGGGGGAGCGGTATTTGCCTGAGAAAGCCATACAATCACTTAGCCCTGCCGAGTACGCTGCAACCACAAAGGCCAAGCGTACAGGTAAAGCAGCAGGCAAGCAGTTTGTGGCGCAGCCCAAGCGTATTGCAAAGAAAACAGCAGGGTTTAGATAATGGCAACCTCCGGCACCACAGCATTTAACCTAGACCTCGTTGAGTTGGTCGAGGAGGCGTTTGAGCGTTGCGGTGGTGAACTGCGCACGGGTTACGACCTCAAAACAGCGCGGCGTTCTTTGAACCTGCTGTTCGCCGACTGGGCTAATCGCGGCATCAACATGTGGACGTTTGAGCAAGGCTCAATTACGTTGGTTCCGGGCACGGCGACATACAACCTGCCCACAGACACCGTTGACCTCTTGGAGCACGTTATTCGTACGGGTGCAGGCAATGCAGCCACACAGGCCGATCTTACGATTACACGCATTAGCGTCTCCACATACGCTACGCTGCCTAACAAGCTCCAGCAAGCTCGCCCTATCCAAGTATGGATTGAGCGCTTGGACACCCCGCGCATCACTGTGTGGCCTGTCCCTGATGCCAGCCAGACCTACACCTTTGTGTACTGGCGCTTGAAGAGAATTGATGATGCTGGTAGCGGTGTGAACACAATGGATATCCCGTTTCGGTTCCTGCCCTGTATGGTGGCTGGCTTGGCCTACTACTTGGCTATGAAAGTGCCGGGTGGCACTGAGCGTCTGATGGTGCTCAAACAGCAGTATGACGAAGCTTGGGCTCTCGCTGCGGAAGAAGATCGTGAAAAAGCTGCGGTGCGCTTTGTGCCGCGCCAGATGTTTATAAATTGACATGGGCAATAGGTTTGCCAGTGGTAAGAATGCAATTAGCGAATGTGACCGCTGTGGGCAACGCTATAAGCTAAAACTGCTGAAAAAAGAAGTTGTCAAGACTAAGACGTACAATTTGCTTGTGTGTCCAGAGTGCTGGGACCCAGATCAACCACAATTGCAATTGGGTATGTACCCAGTTAGCGACCCACAAGGCTTGCGTGATCCCCGCCCAGACCGTAGCTACGTAGCTTCTGGACTCTTGGCAGACGGCAATCAAGGTGAGGGTAGCCGGAATATCCAGTGGGGCTGGAACCCAGTAGGTGGGTCTAGGTTTTTCGATGATGCACTAACGCCGAATCTCTTGGCTTTAGCGGCACAAGTTGGTACAGTAACGATACAGATTGGAGCTTAAAATGGCGTTCACAAAATCCGCAGATGGCATAGCCTCCAAAGGCAAGACCAAGGGTAAAAACCTTGGCGATAGTGGCCCGACAGTTTCTATCCAAAAAGGTGGCAAGGGCGGCGCTGGCGGCAAGACTGATGCCGACATGCTTAAACTTGGCCGTGGTCTGGCTAAAGTTGCAAACCAAAAGCGAGGCTAATCATGGCTAAATTCAGCATGAAAAAAGACGGCAAAGAAGTTGGCCCAGCTAGCGTATACGCCAAGCCCCACACTATGGACGGCAAGGCTGGTACGGGTGCCAAAGTTATGCAAGACCCGAACAAACTTGCTGCCGACAAAATGACAAAGCAAACAGCTACACCCCGTGTAAGTATGGGTGACCCCGCTGCCGATAATGTCAAAACCTCGGGCATTAAAATCCGTGGCACTGGCTGCGCTACCAAGGGCTTGATGGCTCGCGGGCCGATGGCATAAAGTATGAACTATACGCAGCTTGTCGCGGCCATTGAGTCGTACACGGAGAATCAGTTCCCAGCCACAACTCTGGCGGACGGCTCCACCGTGTCCAGCACACAACAGATTAACCGTCTGATTGAGCAGGCCGAGCAGCGTATATACAACTCAGTGCAGTTCCCGTCGATTCGCAAGAACGTGACTGGCAGCATCACAGCCAACAACAAGTACTTGGCTTGTCCGAGTGACTTTCTGGCGGTGTACTCCATTGCGGTCATTGATGCACTCGGGGTGTACGAGTTCTTGCTGAACAAGGATGTGAACTTCATCCGCCAAGCATATCCACAGCCAACAGACACGGCGCAGCCCAAGTACTACGCTTTGTTTGGACCACAGACCAATGACCCAAATGAGTTGACGTTCATCCTTGGCCCAACTCCAAACCTGACGTACGGCGTCGAACTGCACTATTACTACTACCCTGAGTCGATTACCGTAGCTGCCTCGGGTCAAACGTGGTTGGGTGATAACTTTGACTCCGTGCTGCTGTATGGCAGCTTGGTTGAGGCGTACACGTACATGAAAGGCGAAACCGATCTGGTCACCCTTTACAACACCAAGTACAACGAAGCTCTCGCACTTGCAAAACGTCTGGGTGATGGTATGGAGCGTCAAGACGCCTACCGCAGTGGACAAGTTAGGATCGCAGTAACATGACCATCGCACAAACCGCAACGACGAGCTTCAAAGTTGAACTGCTTCAGGCAATTCACAGCTTTGGCCCTACGTCACCCGACACGTTCAAAATTGCGCTGTACACAGCGGCCTCAAGTGTTGGCCCAACAACGACTGTGTACACAACGACGGCTGAAGTCGTGGGTGCTGGCTATACGGCTGGCGGCAATACGCTGGTCATCTCCACAAGCCCAACGTCTGGTAACAACAACCTGAGTGTGCCCACGGCGTTCATCAGCTTTGCCAACTCATCTTGGCCCGGTTCGACATTTACAGCCCGTGGCGCACTGATCTACAACAGCACTGAGGGCAACAAGTCCGTAGCGGTGCTGGATTTCGGTGCAGACAAGACAGTCAGCAATGACACCTTCCAAGTTATTTTCCCCACTGCCGATGCCACCAGTGCAATCGTGCGAATCAGCTAAACAGGAGCTACCATGCCAATCGAAAACAGCCAAACCCAAGACGCCGTGCAAGCAGGCATGGTCGCTAACAAAACGGCCACGGAGCAAATGGGCGCTGGCGGCGTGTATTCCGTCGAGTGCGTAGGCGCTGACGGTCAGGTCAAGTGGACCGACACGTTCCACAATCTCGTGATGAACGAGGGCGTGCAGGACATGAACACCAAGTACTTCAAGGGCGCTACGTACACTGCGGCGTTCTTTTTGGGTCTTGTCACTGGCCCCGGTTCCGGCACTACGTACGCTGCTGGTAACACCCTAGCAGTTCATGCGGGTTGGGTTGAAAACACTGACTACACTGGTGCTCGCAAGGCCGTTACGTTTGGCACGGCAACTACGGCCAACCCTTCGGTAATTACCAACTCTGCTTCGCCCTCATCGTTTGCTATGAACGCCACGGCTACGATTGCTGGTGCCTTCCTGTGTACCGTGGATAGCGGTACATCTGGTATTCTGTTTTCCGCTGGAGACTTCACTGGCGGCGACAAGTTCGTAGACAGCGGCGACACACTGAACGTCACATACACATTCTCCCTGACTGCTACCTAAAAGGCGGCTAGGTGTTTGGCTACGCTACATTCGCTAACTCCCCGTTTGCTGCACTTGGCGCAACGGGGGTTGTGTATAACGTGGCGGTTGATGAGGCAGGCGCTGTTATAGCAAGCTCGGAGTCGGCCAACGCGGTGTTTTTAGCTTCTCAAGCGGAAGCGGCCTCAACGTCCGGCGTGTTCAACACGCTGAACAACATCTTCAACAATGTGATCTCCGAGGCAGGGTCGGGTTCCTCGACGCAGACGGCGCAAGCAGCTTTGGTTACCTTTCTTGCAGAAGTCGCTTCGGCCCAAGCCGCCCAAACAGTCATTGCAACGATGTTGGCAAGCCAAGCAGAGGGCGTTACGGCACTTGCTACGCCCACGGCAAATTCGGTGCTCCTTGCAGCAATCTTGGAAGCCGCATCGGGAGCGGATGCAAACACGGGTAGCAAGCTGGTCGTTGCCAGTATTTCTGAAGCGGCGTCTGGCGCGGGCGTGTTTGCTGCAAGCGCGGTGTTTTCCGGAACAGTAGCGGAAGTGGCGTCTGCTGTTGCAGCCTTTACGGTAGTGCGACAAGCAAATGTGTACCCAACGGGCGTTCAGCTTTATGTCTACATTGGTGGCGTTCTTGTGTGGGCAACCATTGATGACAGTCAGACGCCAAACTGGCAAAATATAGACGACACGCAGACACCCGGCTGGACCATCCTGCCATCGTAAGGAATAAAAATGGCAATCGTTGTAAAAGACCGAGTAAAAGTCGTATCCACCACCACTGGCACAAGTGACTTTACGCTTGGTAGCGCGTCTCTCGGGTTCCAGTCCTTCGCAGTCATTGGCGACGGTAACGAGACGTATTACGCGGCTGTTGACCCAATTACGGGCGACTTTGAAGTAGGCATCGGCACGTACACCACCGCAGGCCCGACGCTCACACGCACCACAATTCTTGAGTCCAGCGCAGCAGGCGCAAAGGTCTCGTTTGGCTCCGGCTCCAAGGACGTGTTTGTAACGTACCCAGCAGAGCGTTCGGTGTACTTGGACACTGCGGGTGCGTACCCCGTTCAGAGTACGTTTAATGCGCTAACCGCCGCATCCATTGGGCTGACAACAGGCACAATTTCTACTCAACCCGGCGCTGGAACAGACATCGCCAACAAAACCTACGTGGATACCGTTGCAGCGCAGAGCCTGACATACCACGCTCCCGTGTTTGTAGAGTCACCGAGTACTGTGGGTAACCTGAATGCCACGTACAACCAGCCCGGCGGCGCTACTGTGGGTGTCGGTGCAACTCTGACCAATAACGGGACAAAAGCTGCGTTGGTAATCGACAACGTGCTGATGACAACCACCAAGCGGGTACTGATCTACAACCAGACCAATGCGTTTGAGAATGGCGTTTACACGGTCACCACGGTGGGTACACCTGACCCCGGCGGCACTAACTGGGTGCTGACTCGCGCAACGGATGCAGATACCTACGCCCCGGCTGACCCTGATGCGCTTGGTCAAGGTGATGCGTTTTTTGTCACCGCTGGTGACACGGGGGCGGGTGAGCTTTACGCTTGCAATACAGTTGGAACCATTACCTTTGGCACAACGGCGATTACGTTTGTGCAGATCAGCGCTTCGATCCCATACCTTGCTGGCACGGGCCTGAACCTAAACCCAGCCACGACGTTCAACATCTCCAATGTGGGTACAGCGGGCACTTACGGATCATCATCTAACGTCCCTGTCTTTGTCACCAACGCGCAGGGTCAGGTAACCAGCGTCACGAACACAGGCATCGCCATCACATCGTCAGCAGTCTCCGGTCTGGCTGCATCGGCTACAACGGACACGACCAACGCATCGAATATTTCCAACGGGACCCTTCCAGTCGCTAGGCTTTCCGGCTCCTACACAGGCATTACCGGGGTTGGCGCATTGGCAGCAGGATCGTTGGCTTCTGGCTTTACCGCAGTCTCAGCCCCACTGGGCGGCACGGGTTTTTCGTCTTACGCTGTTGGCGACCTGATTTACGCAGACACCACGACTTCTTTTGCCAAGCTGGCCGACGTAGCTGTCGGTAACGCCCTAATCTCTGGTGGTGTTGGTTCGGCCCCAAGCTACGGCAAGATTGGTCTGGCGACTCATGTTAGCGGCACCCTGCCCGTAGCTAACGGCGGTACAGGGGTTACGTCTTCAACCGGCTCAGGTTCTAACGTACTGTCCGACAGCCCAACTTTAGTGACTCCTGCGCTGGGCACGCCGTCAGCTTTGGTCGGCACAAACATCACGGGTACAGCCACAGCCTTCACGGCCAGCAACGTCACCACAAATGCCAACTTGACCGGCGATGTCACTTCGGTTGGGAACGCCACGACACTGGCAACCGTCAACTCAAACGTCGGCTCATTTACAAGTGCAAGCATAACCGTCAATGCCAAAGGCTTGATTACCGCCGCCTCTAGCGGCGCAGGCGCGTCCCCCGGCGGTTCAACAACACAGGTTCAGTACAACAACGCAGGTGTTTTTGCAGGCTCTGCCAACTTGACGTTCAACGGCACTAACCTGACTTGCGGCGGTACTGTAACGGCCAACTCGGATGAGCGCCTCAAAACCAACTGGCGCGACCTGCCGGAAGATTTTGTAGCCCAACTGGCGGGAGTCAAACACGGTGTTTATGACCGTACCGACATCGAAGCAACTCAAGTTGGCGTTTCGGCACAGTCGCTGCAAACCTTGTTGGAGCAGGCTGTTTTGACCGACGCGGATGGCACTCTGTCTGTAGCCTATGGCAATGCAGCGCTTGTTGCCTGCATTCAGCTAGCCCAGAAAGTTGTCGCGCTAGAGCAAACCGTGGCAAAATTGACCAAAGGCACATAACATGGCAAGCACATTCTCCCCCGATCTTCGGATCGAACTCATTGGCGCTGGCGACCAAGCCGGTACGTGGGGAACTACGACCAATACCAACCTCGGCACGCTAATCGAAGACGCGATTTCGGGCTACGTTACGGTGTCCGTTACCTCGGCCAACCAAGCATTCACTGCACTGGACGGGGCCGCTGACCAAGCTCGGAACGCCACTATTGCACTGACTACCACTACCGGCGCAAACTTTGCTATATACGCCCCACCAGCGTCCAAACAGTACGTCATCTACAACACCACTGCCTACACAGCTACGGTCTACAACTCTACTGTGCTGGGCAACACGACGGCAGCGGGTCTGGGAGTTGCAGTGGCGGCAGGCACAAAAGTAGCAATGTTCAGTAACGGGACTAATTTCCGCTCTGTTGATGCTGCGAGCTTTTCCGGCGTTCTTCCAGTTGTCAACGGAGGCACCGGAATCACAACCTCCACAGGCACAGGCTCCGTAGTCCTGAGTACAAGCCCCACGTTGGTAACTCCCGCTTTGGGAACACCATCGGCTCTAGTCGGCACAAACATCACAGGCACAGCGGCGGGCTTGAGCATTGGCGGAAACGCAGCTACGGCCACACTGGCTACGAACGCTACGAACGCCACCACGGCAGCGGCGGCAACTACGTTGGTTACGGCAGGGTTTTCAATCGTAGAATCTGGCGGTAAGTTACTGTTTAAGTATGGCGCAACAACTATTGCGTCCATGAGTTCGGCTGGAGTTATTACTGCTATCAGCGATATTGAAGCTGGCGGCACACCTTAAAGGAAAAATATGTCAACACTTACTACAGCGGGTATTACTTTTGGGGATGCCACAAATCAAACTACAGCGGCGACGGCAGCGGCTTTGGTAACTACAACCAATGTGCTTAATGCTACTGCGGGAGCTTCAACGGGAGCGGTTGGCACTTATGCCTTTCTTGGGAATAACTCTAATGCCTCGGTAAGTGCCGGGTCTACATATGCCGGGTCTGGTTTACGCTATGCAGCTTTGCAGCGCAGCAGTGGGTGTGCTGGTAGATCAATTTGGAGCTATACCGGCGGCGTTTCGGTTGGAAGTGTACAACCGTCAGTACCAGCAGCGCCAGCGGGAACGTGGCGAGCGATGGGGTATGGCGGTGGGGGTAGTCTGGGATGCTGTCAAAACTATGCCCCTGCCACTTTATTTCTTCGTATTTCTTAAGGATTTATTGTGCAATCAACTCTCACATCCCTAACAAGCCCAGTTTGGTCAAACGCAGAACATACTGCAATTGACTGTTTGATTACAACATCACAGTTTGGCAATGAAATATTGCCGTTTACTGCTGACCAAAATGATATTGAGCCACATGGCCGCGCAATCTTTGCCGATATTGTTGCCGGTGCTTACGGTGCGATTGGTGAGTATGTTGCTCCACCAGAGCCAGTTATCCAAGAGCAACCGACAACCACAGGTTCGCAAACGCTATGACACCCGCTGCACCCAAACACATGGTTACCTATGACGGCGCGTCATTGAATATATTCCACTGCGATAAAGGTCAAGGCTTGCCGCGCCATGAGCATGTTTACTCGCACCTTACCATGTGCCATGCGGGTAGCTGCACTGTCCGTAAGGAAGGCCGTGAGCTTGTAATGACGAAAGACACGCAGCCTGTAAACCTGACGGCAAACGAGTGGCATGAGATCGAGGCGTTGGAAGACGGCACCGTGTTTGTCAATGTGTTTGCAGAAGGCAAGGCATAACGTGCATGGACGCCCTGCCACCCCCACCTCCGGCAGTGCAAGCTCCCGCGCCAGTATTTGAGTGCGTGAGGTGGAGTTGGTCGTCTGATCGTTTGCTGGTCTGGTGTTTGCAGTGGCGGGAAAGAAAGAAGTGATTGATCCCTTCACCGCGCTTGCGGCAATCCAGACAGCAGTAAAGCTCGTCAAGACCGCAGCGCAAACGGTCAAGGATGTGGAGTCGCTCGGGCCGGTACTGGGTAAGTTCTTCAGCGCCAAGTCGGACGCCATCAAGGTTGTTCAGCAGTCAAAGACCAGCGGCTTCAAGGGTTCGGCAATGGGTAAAGCCATTGAGTTGGAGCTTGCCATCGAGTCCGCTCGTGCCTTTGAGGAAGAGATAAAAATGCTCTTTTTCCAGAGCAACAAGATGGACGTGTGGGCCAAGATTCTGGCCCGTGCTGCAAGTATTGACAAAGAAGCAGCGCATGACGCAAGGCGGCAGCGCGAAGCTGCGGCCCGCCACAAGAAAGAAATGGACGAGATCATTACTCTTGTCCTGATGTTCGTGGTTCTGGCGCTGGTCTGCGGCGGTGTCGGCTGGATCATCTACAAAGCTGTGCAAGAGTGCGGCGGCAAATGTTAAAAAGGTAAATTATGGATACCCTCCTTGCTCTACTCAAAGGCGCAGCCCCAATGCTGGCTACCGTTGTGGCTGGCCCACTGGGTGGTAAGGCCGTTTCAATGCTGGCGGAAAAGTTCGGCGTTGAAGATACTGTTGCTGCGGTGGCTGAGGCCATTGCGGGTGACCCACAAGCCGCCCAAAAGCTGGCTGAGATCGACCTGAAACAATTTGAAGCCGAGGCCGCAGACCGCGACAGCGCTCGTGATCGTGAAGTCGGCATGGCGGCAGCTAATGCAACCCCGTTGGCCCAGTTGGTTGTCCCGATCTTGGCCCTCGGCACGGTTGCCATGACGTTTATGTTTATCGCTGCCCTGCTGTTCTTGGAGATCAAGACCGAGCAGCAGCAACTCATCATCTTTGCGCTGGGCTACGCCACCGCTGCCGCACAGCAGGTTCTGTCCTACTACTTCGGCTCCAGCAAGTCCAGCCAAGACAAAACCGCAGCCATGACGAAAGCAAGTAAATGAAAGAGAACTTCCCCGCAGCCCTGCAAGCCCTGTTGAAACACGAGGGCGGCTACGTTAATCACCCCAGCGATCCGGGCGGCATGACCAACCTCGGCGTTACCAAGCGCGTCTGGGAGGAGTGGGTCGGCCACGAGGTAGACGAAAAGCAGATGCGTGCGCTTACCCCTGAGCTTGTTGCCCCCTTGTACAAGAAGAAGTACTGGGATAAGGTCTGCGGTGACGAGTTACCAACAGGTTTGGACTTGGCTGTGTTTGATCTGGCCGTTAACTCAGGTCCGGGCCGCGCTGCCAAGATGCTGCAAAAGATACTGGGCGTGACCCAAGATGGCGCTATCGGCCCGCAAACCATTGCCAAAGCACTAAATGTTGATAGCAGTAAACTCATAGCCGACTACAATGCTGAGAGGCTGGCGTTCTTGCAAGCCCTACCCACATGGGGCACCTTCGGCAAGGGTTGGGGTCGCCGCGTTGCTGAAGTTACTGAGCAAGCCACCCACATGACCGCGTAAGGAGCCAACGTGCCTCTACAAAAACTCCAGTTCCGCCCCGGTATCAACCGAGAATCCACCACGCTTGCCAATGAGGGCGGCTGGTTTGAGAGCGACAAGATTCGTTTTCGTTCGGGTTCGGCTGAAAAGATTGGCGGCTGGGTTCAGGACGTGGGCCGTTCAAACGCTGCGCTACAACCGCCAACAGGCTCATTCTGGGGAGTCTGCCGCGCATTGTGGAATTGGATTACGCTGTCCAGCTACAACTTGCTAGGTGTTGGCACCAACCTCAAATACTACATCCAGAACGGCACGGGCGGTTTCTTTTACGACATCACGCCGATTAGAGCTACCACCGCCGCTGGCGATGTAACTTTTGCAGCCACCAACGGCTCTACGACCTTGACGGTTACCGACACCGCGCATGGAGCGCAGGCTGGGGATTTTGTAACGTACAGCGGCGCGGTCAGCTTGGGCGGGGTCATCACGGCCACTATCCTCAACGCCGAGTTCCAAGTCGTTTCAGTTACCAGCACGAGTATCTACACCGTCACTTCCAGCGTAGCAGCAAATGCTTCGGACGTGGGCAATGGCGGCGCTGCTGTGGTTGGCGCGTATCAAATCACGACAGGCTCCGACGTTAATACAGTCAGCGTTGGTTGGGGTTCTGGGGGTTGGAGCGGCGTCACAACCGGATACACATCTACGGGCTGGGGTTCTCCGTCTTCTGCGGGTCTGGGTCTTGGTGTGCAGCTTCGGCTCTGGAGTCAGGCCAACTACGGGCAGAATTTGATCTTCAACCCCCGTGGTGGCGCTTTATATTACTGGGCTGTTAATGCCAACCCCAACATATTTGATCGAGGCGTGCAGATTACGGCCGCAGACGCGCCTACGGTGTGCAACTTCGTCATGGTGTCGGATGCTTCCCGCTTTGTGCTTTCGTTTGGCGTAAATGACTACGGCTCTGCCGTACAAAATCCTATGCTTGTGCGCTGGTCAGATCAGGAAGACTACACAAGCTGGACCCCCGCAATTACCAATCAGGCAGGTAGCTACCAACTGAGCCACGGTTCAACTGTTGTTACAGCATCACAGGCGCGGCAAGAAATTCTGGTGTGGACTGACTCGGCCCTGTATTCAATGCAGTACCTCGGCCCCCCGTTTGTCTGGGGCTTTCAGATTCTTGCGGACAACCTGTCAATTGCCAGTCCTAACGCAGTGGCTACAGCCAACAACATCACCTACTGGATGGGTGTGGATAAGTTTTACGTGTACTCTGGCCGCGTTGAAACGCTTCCTTGTACTCTGCGCTCGTTTGTCTACAACGACATTAATATGTCTCAGGCAGCGCAGTTCTTTGCCGGGACCAACGAGGGTTTTAATGAGGTCTGGTGGTACTACTGCTCGGCCAACTCCACCACCATCGACAGGTATGTGGTGTACAACTACCTTGAGCGCATCTGGTACTACGGCACGCTTAACCGCACAGCTTGGCTAGACAGCGCCCTGCGCGTGGAGCCTATGGCAACTACTTACGGCAACCAGCTTGTGTACCACGAGACTGGCGTAGACGACGGCACAACCAACCCACCTTCGCCTATTACTGCGTATGTGCAGTCTTCCGACTTTGACATCGGGGACGGCCACAACTTTGGCTTTGTCTGGCGGATCATCCCGGACGTGACCTTTGACGGTTCCACGGTAAATGCCCCCGCGCTGGACTTCACGGTTCGGCCACGGCAATTCCCCGGCTCCAACTACGGCACTTCAAACAACCCCGCCGTTACAAGCGCCCAGTCTTATGCTGGTCAGCGTACGTACAACGTACAGCAGTTTACCGAACAGGTCTATGTTCGGATTCGGGGTCGTCAGATGGCGTTCAAAGTTGGCTCCGCGGCGCTGGGTACGGCGTGGCAGTTGGGTGTCCCCCGAATTGAAGTGCGTCCGGACGGCAGGAAGTAAGCAATGACTTTGATCGTCACCTCTGATTTTGAACTCAACAGGGTAGTTGCGCCAAGCCTACCGGCGGCTCCTGTCGAATACGAACGGCTGTACCAAGAGCAGTACTCAAACATTTTGCGGCTGTATTTCAACCGTCTAGACAACCTTCTGGGGCAACTTGTGGCAACCATTGATACCCTTCCCGTCTCTATCGGCGGCACCAATGTAGACGCTTTTGGGCGAATCCGGGTCAGCCAGCCCTACACGCTGTTTGACAGCCAAAACCGCTACGCTATTGACACGCAATACGACACCGCTTTGACTGGGACGGGGGCCACTGCCTACCAAGTAAACGAATCCGCAGTCAATTTGTCCGTCACTGCCGGTGGCGTTGGCTCCGTGGTCCGCCAGACATTCCGCAGCTTTCCTTACCAGCCGGGCAAAGGCTTGCTGGTGCTGGCTACCTTCTGTATGGATGGCAGTATGAGTTTAAATCTGACCCAGCGGGTTGGCTACTTCAACACGCAAAACGGCGTATTCTTCCAGCGCATCGACGGTACAAACTCGTTTGTCCTGCGCTCCAATATTACTGGAACCCCAAGCGACGCTCGGTCGATTCCTCAAAGTGCTTGGAACGGCGACAAGTTAGATGGCACAGGCGCATCAGGGATTACCCTAGATTCCGCCAAGTCTCAAATTCTTTGGATGGACTTTGAGTGGTTGGGCGTCGGCTCGGTGCGCTGCGGCTTCATCATCAATGGCGAGTACATCGTCTGCCACACATTTACCAACGCCAACGAGATCACCGCCACGTACATGACTACGGCTATTTTGCCTGTGCGGTATGAGATTACTTCCACTTCGGCGGTTGCTGCCACGCTCAAGCAGATATGCTCTTCGGTCATGTCTGAGGGCGGATATAACGCTCAATCAGCGAACTACACAGCAGCGAGGACAACTGAACTGACTGGGTTTAGCTCTACTTTCGTCCCTCTGATATCCATCCGTCTGGCAACAGGCAGGCTCGGCGCTGTGGTGCTTTTGACCAAGGGTCAGGCTTTTCCCACTGTCACCCAGAACTACGAGGTCGTCATTCTCAAAAACGCTACGTTGACTGGCCCGTCTTGGGCGGCAGCTGTTTCCTCCAACGTGGAGTTTGACCAGACGGCTACAGCGCTTACTGGCGGAGTGGTCGTAGACCAAGAATACATATCCTCCACTTCCCAGAACAGAAGCGCTGCTCGGGTGGATGTGGGCTATAACTGGGACTTGCAGTTAGGTGCATCTCTTACCGACGTAAGTGACGTTTACACGCTTGCCATCCGCACCTTGGACGCAACCCCTACCGGGGACGCTTGGGGGGCCATTTCCTTCTACGACCTGACTACCCAATAAGCACCCGCCGTGATACCATCCAAACACCCCCGATTCCAGAGGCAACCATGAATCAAACTGCACAAGGACTTGCTGCGCTTGGCAGAGGGCCAGACACCCAACTCGTCCACATGGCTCCGGGCGAAGTTAAGAGCCTTCAGCAATTGGCTATGGCCCACGGTGGCTCCCTTACCACCAACCCAGAAACAGGTCTGCCAGAGGCGGGCTTTTTGTCGTCCATCTTGCCGATGGTTATTGGTGCAGGTCTGACCGCTGCTTCAGGTGGTGCACTTACTCCCATGATGGCCGCGATGATGACCGGCGGTGGGTATGGCCTTGCTACAGGCAGCCTGAAAAAAGGTCTGATGGCAGGTTTTGGTGCTTATGGTGGTGCTGGTATTGGCAGTGCTTTGACTGGGGCTGGGGCAACACAAGGACTCATAGCTGGGGATGCAGCTTCTCAAGCGGCTATGGGCGGGGCAAGCAACGCCAAGGATTTGCTTTTGGCTCGGGGGGCTGAAACTGCGGCTCCGGGTATGTTCGGCAATGCAGCGGGTAATCTGAGCAACATGGGTGCCGGTATCACAGGGTTAGGTTCAGAAGCCGGTCGTGGTGCGTTCATGTCTCAGATTGGCGGGGCCAAAGGTTTGGGTATGGCGGGACTCGCTGCTGCTGCCCCAATGCTGATGGATACAACCACCAAGCAGCCAGAAATAAAGACCGACGCCAATATAGGGCAGCGGTACAGCTATGCTCCCGGTGCTGTTGGTCCAACTCCTCCGCCTGATGTGCCCGGTTACGGAAACCAAGGCCAGAACTTCGGTCGAGAGCAGACATACTTCCGCCCACAGTACGCACAAATCGACAACGAAGCGGCTAGAAAATTGTACGGTTTTGCTGCTGGCGGTCCTGTCGAGGCTATGTCAAATGCAAACGCAATCGGTGCCAATACGGGCTACCCACAAGCAGACATTCGCACGGGCGCGTACGCTACGCCATACCAGCAGCCAATGGCTCAGAACGTGGTGACCGGAGTGCAGGGCGCAGGCATTGACCAATATACCGGCCAGATGGCGTTTGCTGAAGGCGGCGAAGCAATGGCTAAAGGTGGCATCTCCCATCTCGGTGACTATTCCGACGGTGGCAGGCTTTTGCGCGGCCCCGGTGATGGCGTTTCGGATGACATCCCTGCCACTATCGGTAAGAAGCAGCCTGCTCGGCTTGCCGACGGTGAATTTGTGGTTCCTGCGCGTATTGTGTCTGAACTGGGTAATGGCTCGACTGAAGCTGGTGCTCGTAAGCTGTACGCCATGATGGATCGGGTGCAGAAGACTCGGGGTAAGACAGTAGGTAAAGGCAAAGTGGCTACAAATAGCCGTGCGGCTCGGCATCTGCCAGCATGAATATGTTCTTGGTTCCAGTCGGGCAGGTCTATACAGTACTCACACCACTGCTGCCCTACTTGCTGGAATCCGCAGAATGGACAAAAGGCAGAGCTAACGCTGACGATTTAATTCGCCTTGTTGTTACTGGACAGATGCAGTTGTGGGTAGTTATGGACGAAAATACAGTTCTAGGCCACACCATCACAGAAATTAAACAGTACCCACAGTGCAAGATGCTGACCATTCAGTATTGCGCTATGAAGCCGGGTACGTTAGAAGAAGTAGAAGACCACATGCAGGACTTGGCGAGTCGATTTGCCAAAGATGCAGGTTGCGCAGGGGTTGAATTTATTGGGCGTCCGGGTTGGCGCAGTACAGCAAATAAGTACGGGTACAGCACGCAAAGCGTTACATACCAGAAGTTTTTTAAGGATGAGCTATGAGCTACTCACGTCGGCAACTTTACGCATTTGGCGAACCCCTCGGCGAATCTATTACTCGTAAAGAGGGTGGTCGTGTTGTTTGCGGTGATGGCGGCGGCGGTAGTTCTGCTCCATCTACAACTACGCAAGTATCCGAACTCCCAGATTGGGCTAAAGGTTACGCCAAAGATACGTTGGCTAAGACCGCCGCGTTGACAGATGTAAACCAGAACCCGTATCAAGCCTACGGTGCGGAACGCATTGCTGGTTTTAGCCCGATGCAGCAGCAAGCACAGCAAAAAGCCGCCGGTATGCAGACTTCGGGTGCTACTGGTTTTGGTACTCAACTCGCGGGCGCAGCGGGCCTCGGCGCTCTTGGCGCTAGTTACGACCCTACGCAATTCCAAGCTGGGCAATTTGGTGGGCAAGAAGCGCAGCAGTACATGTCTCCGTACATGCAGAATGTTGTTGATATCCAGCAGCGTGAAGCTCAACGTCAGGGCGATATTGCAGGCACTCAGCGCGGCGCTCAAGCTGTAAAGTCTGGTGCGTTTGGTGGTGGTCGTCAAGCCATCATGGAAGCCGAAGCCGCCCGTAATCTGGCAACCCAGAAGGGCGATATCCAAGCGCAGGGTTTGCAGTCGTCGTACCAACAGGCTCAGGCGCAGTTCAATGCAGACCAAGCCCGCCGTATGCAGGCGCAGCAGTTGGCAGAGCAGTCCAAGCAGTACGGTGCTGGTTACGGTATGCAGGGTCTTCAGACTGCCCTCCAAGGTGCGGGTCAGTTGGGTGCACTCGGCCAGCAAGAGTTTGGTCAGGGCATGGACATTAATAAGCTGCAAGCTGGTTACGGTGCTCAGCAGCAGGCTCTACAACAACAGGGTCTGACTCAGGCGTATCAAGACTTCCAGAACCAGCAGAACTACCCGTACAAGCAGTTGGGCTTCATGTCTGACATGATTCGTGGTTTGCCGCTCGGTCAGCAGTCTACGCAGCAAGTGTACGAAGCTGAACCCGGTATGGCTCAGCAGATCGGCTCTATTGGTATGGGCGCTATGGGCCTGTCCAAGTTCATGGCTGAAGGCGGCGAAGTTAAGAGCTACAAAGTCGGTGGCGGTGTAGACAGCCAAGAAAACGTAGCCGACATCGTTGACTCGTTGTCCCCGCAGCAGATGGCTAAAGGACTGGAGGCTGCACAAGCCCGTGGTGACATGAACCAGATCAGAGCCATCCAAGATGAGATGGGGTTTCAAGCCTCGCTCAAGCGTGGTCTGGCTGGCACTGTGACTCCTGACATGGCCCAGCGTATGGCTGGCGGCGGCGCTGTTGCGTTTGCTAAGGGTGGCACTCCTTCTATCAGCGAAGCACTTGAGCGTATGCGTAGCGCCGGTAGCTACACCCCACCTACTTCTGAAGAAACCGTATCCGGTATACAGGCTCAGATGCCCGGACTTAAAAGTCTATACGGCGAGAGCAAAACCGCTCCATATACGGAAGAAGTTAAAGCTGAACGCGCAGCACTCAAAGCTGGTCGGCCTGAAGACGAAGCTGCTGGTTGGTTTGCCGGTGCTGAAGGAATGCTCAAAGGTCGGGGTATTGCCGCTGGTCTTGCAAATGCGCTGCCTGCCTTCGGCAAAGAAGTAATCAAGATGAAGCAGGAAAACCGTAAAGCCGATCAGCTTCTGCGTGCTTCTGAGATTCAATTGGCTACCGCAGATCAAGCCCGTGCTGATGGCATGGTCGGCAAAGCTACAGAGCTTGAAAACAAAGCTCAGACTATGGCCCAGAAAGCCGCTGAGATGAAAAGCAACGTGGCTGAGAAAGAAGCGACGATTGCCGCAACTATCCGTGGTCAGGATGTGCAGGCTGCTACCAGCGCAGCGGCGTCCGCGAAGCCGACGGACTTGGACAAGCAGACACGCATCCGCTACGAAGCTGCGTTGGAAGCAGGAGAGCCAGCAAACAAAGCCACTATGTCCAAGGCTGCTCAGCAAGCAGCAAGCGATCTGGGTCGGTATCCCGGTGAGCAACGGGCTGCGGCTGCGGAAGATAAACTGAACCAAGCTGCGTTGCAAAAAGCGCGGGAAGCTGTGGACAGCGCAAAGATGTACGACCCTGCTTGGAAGGCCGCAAAAACTGCTAAAGACTCTGTGGCTATGGAGCGGCGCGAGAGTGAGATGATTGCGCAGCGTATGAAAGCCCCCGCTACTGGTGCCGCCGCTGCTCCGTCTACCACCCCAATTAAAATTGCTAACAAAGCTGAGTTTGATAAACTGCCAAGCGGTACATCATTTATCGCACCTGATGGTTCGATCCGCACTAAACCGTAAGGCACACTATGGCAAACAATTGGTGGGAAGAAGCACCGCTGGCAGAACAAAAATCTGACGAGTGGTGGCAAGCAGCACCACTTGCTAAAGCCGCAGAAAAAGAAGAGCGCCCTGAAGATCAGTCCATCCTTCGCAGCGTAGCCGACATCCCACTTAAAGGTGTGTCTGGTGCAGTCACGGGCGTGCGCCTTATTGCCGACGCATTTGGTGCGGGTAACGAAGTGTCGAACACTCTCAAGGGTGCTGAAGATTGGGTTGGCGCTCTCTATAGCGCACAGTCCAAAAAGGATTCCAAAGAAGTCGCCCGCATTATGAAGGATGCCGAAGACAAAGGCATGGGCGAACAAGTCGCTGCGGCTATCAAAGCATTCTCCGTTGCCCCTGTAGACCTCGTTTCCAATGCGTTGGGTACATCAGCCCCCGCTATCATTGCTGGCCTTGGCGCTACGTTGTTTGGTGCACCTGTGCTTGTGGGTACAGGTATAGCTGCCGGTGTCGGCTCAACTATGGGTGCAGGTACGGTTAAGGGCTCCATCTACGATGCGGTCAAAGAAGAACTTGCTAAGACGGATATGCCACCCGAGCAAGTAGAAGCTCGCGCTAAGTTGGCTCAAGACTACGATGGTCAGAACCTCGGGCTCATTCTTACTGGCGCTGCCCTCGGTGGCATTGGTGCGACTACCGGCTTTGAACCTGCCGCTGCTCGTCAACTAGCTAAACAAATTGCTACAAAAGGAGCGAAAGCTGAAGCCGTGGCTATTGCAGCTAAAGAAGCTACAGAAGAAGCGGCCAAACGTGGTGTCATCAAGCAAGGTGCTGTAACAGGCGCAAAAGAGTTTGCTGGTGAAGCGGCGGAAGCAGGGCAAGAACAAGCAGCGCAAAACATTGCACTTCAGCGGGAAGGTTTCGACGTACCTACTATGCGTGGTGTAGTGGGCGCAGCTACCCTTGAGGGTATGGCTGGCCTTGGTTTGGGTGCTGTCGGCGGTGGTCGAGAAGCTGCTCGGGCCAGAAAAGAATTGGAGCTTGAAAAAGCTGCCGCAACGATTGATGCGGTTAACAGAGGCACGACCACAACAGTGCGGCCCCCAGCAGCAGAGGGCGAAGCACCTACCGTCGAAACTGTGCCTGCTGGTCAGCCAGACCCAGAGCGCGTGGCTCAGCTTGCCACCGTATTTAAGGAGATGAAGCTTTCAAATCCTGAAGAAGCCGCTATTGAACAGGCCACTGTAGAAGCCGTAGAGGACCAAGAATATGCGAGTGCCCAGAGAGAAGCTCAAGGAGCAGCAACTGCTGTCGGACCTGTCGTCGAACCAAGTGGAGTTGGCGCTGGAGTGGCTGCACAGCCCGGTACAGAGCCCGCCCCCGGAGGAGTTGGAGTCCCTGAGCCAACTGGAATGGTTTCTGCTGGACCGGATGTTGGCGAGCCTGTTGCACGAGAAGCAGCAGAACCGGCTGCACTGACTCCCCTTGAGACCGCAATCGCCGAAGCCGACAAGATAGCCACTGAGCAATTCCAGCCTGTCGAAGAAGCCATCGCTGAGTTGCAGACGCCTGAAGCTGCGCCTGTTGCGGAAGAAGCTGTGCCTGAAGCTGTGCCTGTTGCGGAAGAGGTTGCGCCTGAAGCTGCGTTGGAAATAGCACCAGATGCTACGACCCAAGAGATAGCAGAACAAGTTGAAGTTACACCCGAAGTTGCTAAGACTGTTGCCGACATCGAAGCTGCCTCCACAGCAGTAGTCACCCCCGAAGCCCCGAAGAAAGGGCGTGGTCGTCCTGCGCTTACTGAAGAACAGCGGATAGCCAACCGTGCTGCTACTAAGGCTGCGTACAGGAACAAGGGCAAAGCTGCCGCCGCTGTGTCGTCCACAACTGACACGGCCATCGAAGCACTCAACACAGCCCTTGCTCCTATTGACGAAGCAAAGATTGAGACTGACGAGCAACTGTCAGAAGCTGAGACAAACAAGCGGGTTGATAAGGTCAAGGCCATCAAGGCACTGCTCACGCTGCAAGAGTCTCTTCCAGCAACGGACACTGCACGGGGTCGCATAACTGCTGCCCTTAAAAACTCAGCAATCAGCGCAAAAGAAATCGCTGACGTAAGAACTGGTATGGCGTACGAGAAGAGCAAAGTTTCTCGCTCTGAAAAAGGTGGCAAAGCCGACCAGCCAGACGAAGGCTTCTCCAAAGCCACTACCGGAACGCAGGCACTTGCACGGGTCATAAAGACCGGCGACGCATTCCAAAAGTTTATCGCTCAGCGTTTGCGCGGCTTTGTTAAAGATGTAGAGTTCATCGTCATTGAAAAAGGTGACCCTGTTCCAGAACAGCTTCGCCGGAACATGAACGACTGGAACGCCGCACGAGGGTTGTTCATTGAAGACCTACCTGCTAAAACTCGCAGGGTCTATGTGCGTGGTGCTAGCTTCGGGGCCGACCAAGGTGTAAACAACATCACAGTGCTGCATGAGTTGCTGCACGCTGCCACAAATCAAAAGCTATCCCTTGGCCTAGCGGCTATAGCCAATAAATTTTCCCCCGATGCGCTGTTGACTAGGGCTACGCGAGCGTTTACCCGCGTGATGATGAACGCAAGTGATGCGTATGAAACTATGGATGCAGCGGGTAAAGTGCCTGATGACCTCCGTGCGTTGGTGGAATCCACTCTAGACATAGACGAGAACGGTAAGCCATACTTTAAGATTTTTGAATTGCATCAAGAGTTCTTGGCCTACGGCATGACTGAGCCTGTGATGCAAAAGTTTTTGATGACCGTAGATGCTACGCAGGCTAAGGGCTCGGCATTCAACCGTTTTGTCCGTGCCATGATGGAATTCTTTGGGGTCGGCGAAAAAGACTTTAGCGCCATGACCGACTTGGTATTGATTACCGACAAGATTCTCACGGCACAGAAGACACCCACCATGCAGAAGCTGGAGCGGATTGAGCGTGGCGAAAGCTATGAGCAAGTCTTTGCCTCGGCTAAACAGACCCGTGCAAAAGTTGACAAGACCGTTGAGAAGCTGGAGAAATCTACCTTTGCCGATAGCATTAAGTCGGGCGGCACCATCGAGCAGTTGGTGGGTATGCGCAACATGGAGCAGTTCCTTGACGTGCTTACAGATAGCAAAGTCTGGTTGAAAGACAACGTGATGCAGCAGTTGCTCCCAGCGTTGCAGACTGAAGCTCTTGTGCGGTGGGCGGGCAAACTTGGCATTGGCGGCATAAAAGAAACGTGGGCTGGCATCAACAAGATGAACGCCATGCGTAACAAGGCTAAGAACGCCATATTTGAAACCGCTGAAGACCTAAACAACCTCGCAGCAAAAGACGCCAAGCAGTACATAGCGCTTGGCAATGTGATGCACTACTCAACGATCACATCGAAGGACCCCAATAAGGTTACGATAGATCGAAATCTGACTGAGTTGTGGGGCCGACTGACTCCAGAAAACAAGAAGCTCTACAACAAGGTGCGCGAGTTCTACGCAGATAACCACAAGGCGTATCACGCAGTCCTTGAAGAGCAGATTGAAGCGTCCGGCCTGCCCGGTAGCGCCAGCGACCCTAAGTCGCCAAAAGGTAAGTTGATTGCCTCCATCAAGCAGATGTACGAGGACGGCACGAAGCTGTATCCGTACTTCCCACTGATGCGCTACGGGCAGTACTGGGTGCGCGTGGGCAAGGGCAAAGCTCGTGAGTTCCACATGTTTGAGAGCCAGTTCGACCGCGATAACTTTGTGAAAGATCGCGTTGAACAACTGAACGCTGAGACCGGCAACACGCGCACTAAAGCTGAGATGATGGGGGGTGGTGATATTGACGAAGGCAACGACCTGTCTAGCGCACGTAAGAACGATGTAGCTGCCAGTGAGATGCTGAAAGAAATCTTCAACACGCTTGAGGCTAAGCCTGTGACCAGCGTCACTGATGACTTCGGTAATGTCGTCGGCAGTACGGCTACTTTGAACATGGACAAGCTCAAGGATGACATCTACCAGATGTACTTGCAGACTCTTCCAGACCGCAACTTCCGTAGGCAGTTCATGCACCGCCAAGGTGTAGCTGGCTTCTCAGGTGACATTCACCGCAACTTCGTGGCTACTGGTACGAACATGGCAAACCAGATTGCGCGTATCAAGTACGGCCCTGAAGTCATGCGTAGCCTTGAGACTGCCACTGCTTCCCTAGAAGGTAACCCAGACAAAGCACGGCTGGGTGATTTTGTTTCGGAGATGCGCTTGCGGGCGGAAGAACAAGTGCGACCTTCCTCAGAAGATAGTCTTGGATTCCAAGTGTCCAACCTTGCGAACACTACCGCCTTCTTGTGGATGATGACCTCCATTAAGACTGTGGTGGCCCAGTTCACCGCTGTGCCTATCTTCGTTGCCCCAGTGCTTGCATCTAAACACGGCACTGTCAAAACCGCCGCTGCACTTGCTAAGTCACTGAATGTGTTCAACGGTGTCGGTGTGACCAAGACTAACCCTGATGGGTCTACGAGCTACACGATGCCGAGCATGTCGCAGCTTAAAGGTCTGACGGCAGATGAGAAGCTGGCTACCCAGTACATGCAGGACTTCGGTATCAGCGATACCACGATGGCCTTTGACTTGGGTAACCGCCGTGACGTGCCGACTAAGTTGGGGCAGAGCAAAGCTCGCCGTATCGCCAAGGCTACTACCAACACAATGACTGCGCTGTTCCACCACTCGGAGCGGATGATTCGTGAAGTGACCTTTATGACTTCGTACCGTCTTAACCGAGAGAAACTTGGAGATATACCCGGTGCACATGAGTCTGCGCTAGAAGCAGCTACGCAAGAAAGCCACGAAGCGCTTGGTAACTACCACGCATCGAATCGCCCACGGGGCCTTGCGGCAAGCAAATCGCGTGAAGTGCTTATCAACGCTAGCAGTCCAGTCGGTCGCAGTCTTTTGCAGTTTAAGATGTTCCCGGCGTTTGTGACTACGTACTTCATCCGTAATGCGTACAACATGTTTAAGGGTTTGACTCCTGAAGATCGCAAGCAAGCAAAGGTTCAATTGTTGGGTTCACTCGGCATGTCGTATGCACTGGCTGGCTACGTCGGCATCCCCGGCATCAGTATGGCTATGGGTGTGTTGCAGGGTTTGCTGAACGCCAGAAAAGACGATGATGAGGATGACCCGCTTGAGGGCCGCGACCTTGAGTTCTGGTTCCGCAACGTGTGGCTCCCTCAGACTTTTGGAAACGTAAAAGTTGGCGGTCATACGCTTGACGAGTTTCTGGATAAGGGTTTGATTACTGGTCTGACTGGCTACGACATTACCAGTAGCATGTCGATGAACAACATGTGGTTCCCAGACGTTAAGGAGCAAGCTACTGCCCAAGCCGAAGTAATTGACTACGGAGTGTCTTTGCTCGGCCCCAGTGCCTCACTTGTAAAGCAAGCGGCAAAAGGTGTTGACTACTTCAGCCAAGGCAAGATTCTTCAGGGTATGGAGCAGTGGGCTCCGGCACTCTTCCGTGCTCCGTTGACCGCTGTTCGGTATAGCCGAGAAGGTGCACAGACTACTACAGGTGCATCTATCAAGGACGCTGAAGAGTTCACCATCGGGCAGTTGATGGCGCAGTCGGCGGGCTTTGCTACTGAAGGACTTCAGGCTCGGCGTGAGGCCATCTTCAAAATCCAAGGTTTGATGTTGGAAGCTAAGCGTGAACGCTCAGACTCACTTGCTAGGTTGGATTTGGAAATTACCAAAGGTTCTGACGATGCTGTTGAGAAGGCTATCGACAAGATCATCAAGTACAACAGCAAGAACTACTGGGACCCAATCACATCAGACCAGATCAGCCAGTCCACCAAAAAACGTATGGAGCGCAGGTTGATGTCTGATCGTGGATTCCCAATCGACAAGAAGTACTATCCGCAAGTCATGGACCTGCTGGAGCCAAGCTCCAAGAAACTGGAACGCGAAGTCAGCAAATAAAAAAGCCCCCGGTTTTTACGCCGGGGGCAATGTGGCTAGAGGACCACCAAGGAGACGGCTCCAGTCTACTCTAGGTGCGCCACACGCGCAATCCCTTGATACCTTCTACGATCACCACCTTGGTGATGATCTGGATTTTCAGTCGGCGACACGTAACTGCTAGGGCTTCCCTTGCCTCCCTGTGGTTGATGCAGGGGACAAAGAAAGAGTAGCCGGGCCTGAACTTGGCCCAGTTAATCCTGTACGCTACTGTCTCGATCTTCATTTGCAGGTGCTGCGGCTTCTTCAAGGAATCCAAAGTGCGTACTATCAAATTGCAACACGCGAACTGCTGGTGAGATTACCCTCATGCCTTTGGACATGCGCTTGTTGACGGCTTCAATAAACACCCCAGAGGTCTTGAGTTGTTGCAGCAATTCCTTGTAGTTGATCTGTGACTTGACGCAGTAGTCCTTGAATTGCTTGGCCGCGATGAACAAGCACTTGGTGTCCGGCTCAAAGCGGATAAGTAGCTCACCTTTAGGTTCTTGCGTAGGCATAGCTACCAAAGTGCTCCGGGCATCAATCTCGCCGTTAACCACCAGCAGATTGTTAAGGTAGGCGTTAACGAATTCGCCGACGATGGCGTCTGGGTTTGACTGCGGTGGGGCAACGTCTTCACGCATCTCGCCGAGCATCTTGACCATCCACTTGTAGACTTCCTTCATGTCGTAGTTGTGCAGACCGAGGCTACGGGAGATCAAACCACCAGCGATGTTGCAAGCAGCAACGGCAGACCAGAATCGTTCACGGGAGGTGAACTGCACTTCCTTATCAATACGCGCCTGAACTTGGCGGATGAGGTCTTTGACTTCCTCAAGGTTGTCCACCAGATACTTGGCGTAGATTTCTCCGGCAAAGCCGTAGTTGTTCATAAGCTGGTGGTCAAACATCTGCTTGCCCTCTTCGACGCTGATGATCGTAGTCGGCGCAATCTTGTACTCCAGCAGACGCATGGACTCACCATCTGGGGAATTCTTAGCCGAGCCAAGTTTCTCGTAGAAGCTAGCGTTAGCGGATGCCAGCGTTATGCCCTGCCAGCTTGTGTGATTGACGCGCTCTTCGTTGGTCTGGGACTTCATGCGGTTCTTGCCGCGACCCTGAGAAATGCTGTATGCCAGATCAGAGAACTCCATCGGGCTGGTGTTTGTAATCTCGTCGATGGTGTTGGGCAGGTTGTTCATCACGCCGAGCCGGTGCATCTTCACGTTGTATGTGTCTTTCCACATACAGGCAAGCTCCTTGGAGTGCCCCCAGATACTGTTGCACATGTAGAGTGCTGTTGACTTGCCTGAGCCTGATGACTTGTGAATGACGTTGATGATCGCGCCGCTCATGCCCGTGAACTTGAGCAGTGGAGAGCCGAACCCTGTGAGTGCAGCAAACGCATGTGGCTCAAGACCCGGCCTAGCGTACATGTTGAACACTTCTTTCCACGCTTCAAACGAGCCAGTCGGCGTCATCTTGTCGGCAACGGTCTTGGTCGTGTTCGATGGCGGGCTGTAGAACGTGCCGTCCTTTGTGACTTCCCTGTCGCCAATGATGAACTTACTGTCGTTGTCCACCCATCCAAATTGTGTTCTCATAACTTCCGCTTTCTTTACGTATTGGAGTGATTTCATAAAAGTAATAATGAAATACATTAGGTTCTCTAGCTGCTTAGGGTGCGCTGCCACACCTTGATGCGCCAATGCTTCCCTGAGTTTTTCCTTGACTGCAATGGACGCCAGTGGGATAACAAACTCTTTGACGCCATCCATCGGCAGGTGCAGCCGAAACAACGCAGTCTCACCAAGCTCTGGGTCTTTCATGCGCTTGACCACGTACAGGTCATGCTCGTACACCATCTCTGGTTCGTCTTCTTCGTCTTGGGCTTTCTTCCAAATGCCGCCGTTAGTTGGTCTGATGAAAGGAAATGGGTACTCAGGGATGTAGTGCGTTACTCCAGTGTCCGCATCCGGCAGTACGTACTCACCATCTTCTACTTCAGACTCAGCCAACTCCATGCCGAGCACGATGGGGGATTTGATCTTGCCTTTGTGCTTGCAGTTGTCGCAGCCGGTCTTGTTCTGTTTCTCAAACGTAGCGCAGTGGTGTGGGCCACCGCCGCTAATCAGGTTCTTGATCTTTTCATCTACTTCAGCAGGGTTATAGCCGGGGTGTTGGTCCGACATCATGTGCGCTGCTTTATCAACGTCAACGCAGAACGCAGCAATCGAAAGGGCTGAACGCCACAACGGTTCTTCTATTGAGGCTTGGTTCTGGAATGCTTCAAGCAGTTGGTTACAGCCATCGCCGTTCGCCGACCGCATCATAATTGTCTTGAACCGTTTGACCCTGCTGCCCATCATTGCTTCCATCATCGGGCTGACGGAGCGTGGCAGGAAATCTGGTCGGTCTGGTTTTGCGTCGGTTGCGCCAAGCAACTCTTTGACATACGCATAAGTCATGCGCACAGTCTCTGCACTGATTACAGTGACTTCTTTCTGCGCATCATATTTAAAATTGAACGTACCGGGGACACGAAGGATTCGGGATGCTTCAAAAACAGATGAGTCTACGATCAGACCGTTTTCACTGCACAACTCACACAAGCGTTCAGACAAGGGCTCCCACTCTGCGCGGGTCAGTGTCTCTTCAAGCAGCCAGTAGGCATGTACTCCGTAGCCGGAGTTAACGAGGATTGGTTTGGGCAAGCCGACTGTGGTGCAAAACTTCTCAAGCTCGTCAAGACCAGTCTGCTGGTCCAGATATCCCTTGACCACACCTTTGTCGTCTGGCACACCCTTGGTAGCGCCGCAATCAATGTCCACCCATAGGGCGCGTATATGCGTGACGTTATCGTGGTTTCGCTTGTTCAGTGGGCCGTACTTGGCGCACCCGAAGTAGGCATCAATTCCGTTGGCTACATGCTCTGCAAATACTTCCGCTGCTTCTTCTCTCGTGTCTACAAATCTTTGGTCCGGATAACGCCCAATGCCCATCACGCAGTACCGACCTTCTACTGGCAGTACCGCGTCAAGCAAATCAAAATTGGACATAGGGTTTCTTTAGGAAATAGCTACGCAGGGGGCCGAAGCCCCCCTTGTGGCACGGATTATTGGGTCTTCTTCAGGCGGGGGAGCATCCGCTCAATCGCTATTGCATGTGCTTGGCTCGGGGTTGTTGCACCCCAGAACCAGTTGTATATCGTCGCTCGGCTCACGTTGAACCTCGCAGCAATTACATTCACAGGAATATCGAGCGCGATGCACTTACGCCCAAGGAGTACACCCCACGATTGCTCATCGGCTTCTTTGTTAGCTTCGACCAATCGTTGGCTGTATCCGTAGCTCATTGCTTAGTCCTCCTTCGACCAAGCGTCAATAACCGAACCCAAGTCCTTCTTGGTCACAGCCGTAGGCTCAGCCTTTTTGCTTTCGCGCTTTGTGGGCTCGGCAACTTCCTCGGCCTCAACTTTAGGAGCAGCAGCTTTCGGGGCAGGGATATCCAATGCAGCACGACCAGACATATCTGCTTGGTACGGAGTCATGGTGACCATCTTCTGCACTTCAGGCTTCTGTGCAACTACGCTGGTAACCGAGTACTCAGCCTTGTTGATGAAGCGAGTCGGCGTGAACAGCACGGACTGGTTGTCGTTGTTTTCGTTGAAGCTCAGTTGAGTCACAACGTAGTCCAAGCTCTTGCCGTTGTTGGCGAGGTACTTGGTGTAGCTCTCAAAGGGGTGCGTGTTACCGATGCTGTCACCGAACAACGACTTGGATGCCAAGTTCATTTGGTAGATTTCACCTTCGAGTGATGTACCAAAGTCTTCGACCAGAGTCATAGCGATGCGGCGTGAGTAACGGCAAGCCTTAGAACTGCCTTGGCCCGAACCCTTGATGTTCTGAGCGCAGGTATCGCAGCGTGTAGACTGCGGAGCAGTAGAGCCAGCGTCAGGAGCATTGCCATCGTTGGAGAAGCAGTCCGGTGCAGTCGGCTCGGCATCAGGTGTCCACTGCTTAGCGTAGAAGATACGGCCAACTTTGGGGGAGGCGTTAACGATCACTACATCCATAGTGCCTTTGACCTTACCCATTTCTTCGCCGCCGACTGTCTTGCGGAAAATGCCGTTCTTGGGCACGATACGCTTAACGCCAGTACGACCAGCAAGTGCTTTGGTGAGGTCAGAAACACCTGCGGTTTGCAGGAAGTCGGGGAGGTCTTGATTCAAAATTGTGAGGTTGCTCATTTTCATTTGTCCTTAGAACGTCTAACAGAAACGGTGTACTCGCTTTCGACATTCAAGCCCATAGGCAGAACGTCTGGATTCTCGTAGAGGAAGTCCTTCATGTTTGTTTGATGAAGTCGTTTCTCCAACAGGCCAAATGCACCATGCTTCTCGATGAAGTCGTACATTGAATCCCAATCGCTCGTCCAGTACCGTGACTTAACTGTACGAATGATTGTGCCGTGTGGTGTTCGGATGCTGTCAGCACCCATCTCTTTGCAGGTGTCCAGCATCTGCGTTGCAAGCACTGTTAGCTGGTCCTCAAGCTCTTTGTCTTGCTCTTCAAAAGCCCGCTTCTTGTCGGCCCTAGCGTCTCTGATCTTGATGTAGATCGAGGTTAGCTGGTCCAAGTCTACAGGGGCTGTAGTCTCGTCATTCATCTAATGCTCCTAACAATTGTTAATGGGTGTGAGCGGATGTTGGTCACATAAAGCAGTGTTTGCTTCAACCATGAAAGGAAACCTACAACGGCGCTAACCCGTTACCCAACATCCACTCACGAAAACAAGTCTACCACAGCTTTGTACATTGTCAAGGGGTGTCGTCAAGAATTTGACGATAAAGATCAATTATTTTTTGGTGGCTGTTCACGTTGCCGCGCAGCATGGAGTACATCTTGCGTTCAGCCGAGCTACCCATGATGTGGTGGATGGTCATTGGGTTGACCTGTCCGGGCCTGTCGATACGTGCGTTTGCTTGCAGATATGTCTCAACGCTAGAGCAGGGAGCGTACCAGATGATCGTGTCGGCGGCAGTTAGGGTAAGCCCGTGTGATGCAGCTTGGGGCTGGATGATGAGCACCTTGATCTTGTCAGTCTCTTGAAAGTCTTTGACGATATCACTGCGGCGGTTCACTGGCACTGCGCCGTTTATGACTTCGCAGGGAATCTTGCTTTTCTCCAAGTGCCGCTTGAGCAACTCAATCGTGTGCGTGAAGGGTACGAACACCAGCACCTTGTGGCTGCACTCGTCAATGATTTCCTGCACCACGTTGAGCCGGTTGGATACATCGAACTCCAGCACTTCGCCTTGGTCTGTGTACACAGCGCCGCCTGATATCTGGAGCAGCTTGTTAGTCTTGGCAGCGGCATTGACCGCAGAGACTTCTTCACCCGCAGCCTCAATCAGCAACTCTTTGACCAGCATAATGTAATACGCTTTTTGTTGCGGTGTCAGCGGTGCATCTCGGTCGGCGAACGTAACCGGAGGCAAGTCCAAGCACTGCGCCTTCTCAAACCGAATCGCTGGCTGCAATGCCTTGTGCACCGTTTGGTTCGCTGTAGGCTTTGGAGCCCACTTGAACGTGGTGATCTTATTCATCACCGAGTCGCGGTACTGACCAAAGAAGTGCGGCACTCCCTTGGGATTGACCAGCTTGGCTAGCCCATACGCATCTACAGGGGACTGTGCGGCAGGTGTACCCGTCAGCATCCACAGACCTTTTACCGTCTTGTTTATGTCGCGTAGTACTTTCCAGCGTTCTGTTTGTGCGTTCTTATACGCAGAGGCTTCATCTACAACGATGAGGTCAAAGCCACCGTCGATGATTTCTTTCTTCACGATAGCTACGCCATCAAAGTTGATGACCACGAACTCAGTGCCCCCGGCAATAATCTCTTTGCGCTTACGTGCGCTGCCATAAGCTACATCAACTGTGCGGTGTATGGCGAACTTGAACAAGTCCTGCTGCCATGCTGACTTCATAATCGACAGTGGGCAGATGACCAGCACTCGCTTCACTACGCCAAGATTCATCAAGTGATCGACCGCCCAGATAACCGACGCTGTTTTACCCGTGCCTTGCTCGTTGAAGCAAAAGGCTTTGGGGTTGCTGATTAGAAATTCAGCGGTTACTTTCTGGTGATCGAACGGTGTGAACCCATGTGGCCGAGGCCACGTATACGTATCAAGGCTCATTTTCTCTCTTTGGTTTTAATCTAACGCACATCGTATTTTTGTTAATCTCCACCTTCCCCGCTTCTAAAAGTCGCGTATGGATGGGGTCAACTTCTTGTTCTCCGGTGGGGCCATACATAAGGTCATACCAAGGCACCCAGCCTCTACCGTACTTCAATAGCCAAATCTGCTCGTCCGTCATTTCTTTTTACGTTCTTTCGTGCTGGTCTCCGTAACCAGCTTGTGTTGGGAGTCGCGCTTGAACGAACGGTTCTTAGCTACAGCTTCAACACGCACGCCATCTTTGTTAGTGCCACCCTTGGACAGCGCCTTAACGTGGGCAATATCTTTACCTGCTCTGGAATCGGCAGTGCCGTCCTTGTTCTTGTCTGGGTGCTTCTTGTCGTACTCTTCGCGGGCACGCTGGCGCTCCATGCGGTCGGGCAGTTCGCCTCGGGCAACTTGCTGGGCGTACTCTTTTTTGTAGGGGCGGGGTTTGTTTACGTAGGGCATGGTTAGCTCCGGTTGTGTTCACAGGTTTTGATCGAGCAGAATCTGCACAGTGGGCCGCTGATTGGGTTCCACACGCCGTTCTCTCGGGCTGCTTCGATACGCGCAACATCAAGTGCTGGCTTCTCAAGGTACTTCTCTTTCATCTCAGCGTGGTGCTTGGCCTTGATGAACTCTTTGCTCACCACAAACAGCAGTGCCGACTTGATCGTTTTGATCTTAGGGTACTTGGCAAAGATAGCCGCAGCCACCAAGTCCAACTGCTTCACGTCTGCGTAACGGGCATTCTTGCTAGTCTTGTAGTCAACAGAGTGTGCGATGCCGTTCTCTTCGTCGAGCACAACCAAGTCGGCGATACCGTGCCACCAAACATCGTCGGCGTGAAACTCACAGGGCTGCAAGTCTTTGGTCAGGCCCAACATTACTTCGCACAACTTCTCGCCGGGGATAGCGTTGAGTTGGTCGAGCATGTCCTTCATGTACTCAAACTGCGGCGGTACGGGAACCCCATCACGGATGTACTCTTCTGCTACCGTATGCGCAGACTTGCCGTAGAGCGTGGCTACAGTGTCTGGCTCCCGCACGTCCTTGAGAATCTTCGTGTGGTAGTACTTCCTCGGGCACTGCTGAAATGTCTTCAGGCTACTGAATGACCAGACGATTGGCTGCGTACTCACTTCGCCCGCTCCTGCATGTCCTTGATGGAGTTAATCATCAGCTTCGTCTCGGCCAAGGCAGCGAACCCTTGCTCAATGGCCTCTTCGTAATCCCTCTTCAGCATCGCATCGTGCGCTGCTTTCAAAGCCATCTCAGCCAACATGCAAGGCCGTGCGTAATCAACAATCGCCATAACTAGCTCCATATCCTGTTTCACAATTAAGGGGTAGCTCCAACCCCCATGAGGGTCGGATTCGCATACAGAGCTCGACGTATTCCTTCCCTGTTTCAGCTTCAGCGATTGGAACTAGGGAGCCCACGGCATCATGCACCGTTATAACGACACGGTACTTGCGGTCCACGGCAAGCATCTGCTCACCAATGATAATCCGGGCTAACGCTTGGCACACGTTCTCAATTACCTTGCCGCCATATATCCGATTAGGTATAACAGCGCGGCCTTTCTTGGTGTCGTATACAAGCTCGTTCTTGCCGTTGTCGTCTTGGTGCTTACGCAAGTTGGGGTACTTCAAGTACAGCCCGTTCGGCAGGAGGATGCCCTTGCGTCCCTCGATCTTGAGTACTCCGTTGCGCCCGAGCGTGGTGCTCTGGTTGTCCATGATGGCATCCAAAATCTTACCGGCTTCTCTCCACAGCGCCGTGATCTTGGGGTAAGTTCTCCGGTATACGTCGATGATGTTCTGAGCTTCATCTAGCGTAATAGTCACACCGAAGTTCTTCAGTTGGGTCATAAACTTGACAGCACCCATGCCATAACCGCACCCAAGAATCGTGGTCTTACCCACGAAGCGTTCACGGGTGTCAGCCTTGGTGATTGTCCGGCCATAGATAGCCGAAGCCATGATGCAGTACACATCCTCGTCACGATCAAAAGCGGCGACCAAATCTTCCTGCCCAGCCAGCCATGCCAGCGTACGGGCTTCAATCTGAGAAGAGTCCGAGTCCATGAAAACGTAGCCAGTCGGCGCAAGGATGGCGTGCTTCAGGGGCGAAGTGCGGGGCAGATTCTGTAGGTTGAGCTTGTCATCACCACCCCAACGGCCTGTGTGGGCAGCGTAATAACGAAGGGGAACTGGCATGGGTCCACGATCAGCAATCCCAAGGAACCTCGCAGTCCGTGTCTCTTCCAGCGTAGACTTAACACCCAGTCGAGCAGCCACAATCGCCTGTACGATCACGTTCTCGTGCTCCAATAACGCCTTGAAGCCCTCGTCATTCTTAGCGAAGGCATAAGTACCCTTGCCCGTAGTCGGACTGATCTTCATCGGCGGCTCTACGCCAAGAGACAGAAGCACGCTGGCGAGTTTGGGGTTGCTCATCAGATCGTCCTTGTCAATGAGCATCTTGCTCATCAGCATTTCTTTCTTCTCCCTAACAATTGTTAGATGGTCGGTGAGCACCCGCTTGTCCAACTGCAACACTGGCTCGGTGAACATACGCACAGTCAGGTCGATGAGACGCAACTCCACGCCGGGGAACCCCTCGCTCATGTGCCCGAACAACTTCCACGTCATAGCTACATCGTTCTTGCAGTAGCCGCCGTAGTCGGCAAGTTCTTCAGGGGTGAAGGTGTCTCTGAAGTAGTTGATGTACTGCTTGACCTGCTCACCCTTAACGCCCACACCGTAGTGCTCGGCAAGCACAGCCAAGCTGCCGCCGACCTCAGTGCCATGCAGCGCACGTCCCATCGACAGTGTGTCCAGCCAGCCCTTCGGCTTGATACCAAAATGGTGGCTCAGGATGAACCCATCGAACACGGCGTTGTGCGCCAGTGCAAGTGACTCGCTCCAATCAAATTGCTTCAGGAACGCAGCAGTCTCGATCATGGAACCACTGAACCACTGAGGCTCATCATTCTCTATCTGTACTGCAACACCGATAACTTCAAAGCGGGGGTCACGTACGTACTCTTCTGTCGTCTGCTTGGCAAAGCCAAGGTCACCGCCGTAGGCAGTCTCAAAGTCAATCGTAATAATCTTCATTTGAAAAAGCTCTTCAAGTAGTCGCTCGGGAAATTTTGCTGAACGCCTATGCCGTTCATGCTGTTACTCGCGTACTGCTGCCCAAGTGCATTGTTTTGTTGATTTGCTCGTTCCATGTCCATCTTCAGTTGTTGTGTCTGAGTCCGGATAACGGCTTTTTGGCCGAGGACGCCCGCAATACTAGCGCCAGTGCCGCCGTATTGAACTTTCTCGTATTCGTGCTCTGGCTCTTCCAGCAGCGAGTGCAGTATGGAATTGTTTATCTCGGCTCGGCGCACGTAGGCCACCCCCTCCGCCAGCAGCTTAAGTTCGTCCTCGGTCAAAACTTCTTTGACCCCCTCCCGCCAAAGAAAGTCCCACTTGTATGTATTCGCAAAGAACTCGGACGGGTTTGTTTTCATACGCCCCAGCAAAGCCGTCAGTGCGGCGCTTAAATCAAATGTCATTTCATGTTCTCCAATACAGCTTCTAAAACTTTTTGTGTGATCGGGTCATCAGAGACTACAAGTGCTCTACCACCAGCAGCTTCAATGTCCCGCATGTTCTTCTCCTGCAAGGCCGTCGGCACGCCCTTACCAGCCTTGGCTTCGATGGCTAGGAACTCACCGTTAACGCAGCATAGGAAGTCGGGCACTCCACTGTTACCGAACCCCGTGCCAATCGGCATCGCGTAGTACGCACCATGCTCTTTAAGAATCTTCTTTATCTTCTCTTTGACCTTGCCCTCTGGTGTCATCATAGCCTCTAATTGTACTTTGTCAATAGGTAAAGGTGGGGGTACTCGCTGCGTCTGTACTTGCTACTCGGCCACAAGAATTACGCAGTTACAGCATCCGCTTTCCCCCCGAAACTCATGGGTTCAATTCATCTACCGCGCCAAATTTGCCGCGAGGGTGCAGCATAAGGACTGCCTTAGTAGCACCAGCTACGACCAACTCCTCCGCAGTCCATCGTGTCTGGTTGAGCCGTGGGTAGCCCGGACCTACAAAGATCGAATCGTTCCTGTAGTGGGGCACGTATGTGACTCCCCTAGCTTGGTAGACGTGGGTCTGGACAAGCGGCACTGCATCAGCATTTTTATGTTTGGTCATGTCAACTCCTTAAACTTCTTTGCCGAACTCAAGGCGGTCGGCGACCAGCTTGGCGTACCCTGCGATATCAACCCAGCTATCAGCGTAGTCAGGGTCACCGTTCACGATGCGGCCCAGCTTGTGGCAGATCATGTCGAGGGCTTCGGCTTGGTCAAGAGCAAACGACTTGTCGTGGCGAACAGCGTGTTCATGCAAAACGCGCTTGAGTTTCTGCGTGAGGGTAGCGTGGTCAATAAACTTGCCGTACTTGCTGCCTCGCTCGGCCAGTGTTGCGTCGATACCTTCAAGTGCCTTCGGTGCAGCGGTGCGGTCACGGCCTTGGGTAGCTTTGAACACCAACTCCTCCATCTCTGCCGTGGTCATTTTTGTCGCGGTATCAATAGATGTGTTGGAGCTAACAGTTGTTCCGGTTTTCCAATCGTCTTTCTTCATCTTCCCTTTGATCGTGCAGACGTAGGCATAAGACGCTTTGGTGGCCGCGCACACATCACGCAGGGTCGCGTTCGGGTTCTTGGCAATGTAGTTACGGACGGTTTGTGCTTTAGATTTTTTCACTTGGGTTTCCTTGGTTGGTTATGTTGTTAACGTAGTCGGCAAGAATTTCTCTGATCTTGGCTTGCTTCGAGTGAGGGTGGTGCTTAGCCAAATAGTCCAGCACCTCCTTCGGTAGTCGCAAGCTCACGCATACAAGAGTAGGCTTCTTGCTAGGGCCTCTTCCTTTGCGCTTCTTCTCTGGCTTCAAAAACTCAATCCCTGTTGTCATGTCTGCTCCTTTTTAACTTTGTTGTAGATGGTGAACGTCTTTGGTTTCATGGCAATCACGGCTGCGGTTTTGCTGGAAATGCCAAGGGTTCCGTAGTGTGGGTCTGTCTCGCGCTTCTTCTCAACGGCTTTAGACGCGGCCTCACTGCGCTTGTAGTCACCGGGCGGCAGCAGGGGCTTGCCACCACGGCGCTCTTTCTCTTCTTCGGTGAAGCGCATGTATTCAAACGCATTGGCTAGGGGCTTGGGGGCGAGGTCTTTCAAAACAAAACATCCTTTGATGGGGTCATAACGGGACAGGGTGGCTAGTGTCATTTGCTTTCTCCTTGGCTGCGCGGTTTTTGTTGGAGCCGCCGTGCGTCTTGCTCGGTACGATTGACTCCTCGGTTGTAAACGTGTGTTCATTGGCACACTTCCTTCGGCGCTGTACAGAGCCGCCGTTGTTCTTTGTCTGCTCGACTGTTGTCCATGTGTTACAGGTTGGGCACTTCATATCGTTTCTTAGGCAGGGGACACCAGTGTGTGAAGAAGCTAGTATCGGCTTGCAGGACGCTGTACTGGGCTACGCCTCCGATGGACAGCAGTTGCAGCTTGACACTACGCGGCGTGTCCTTGTCGATGGGCATCCAGTAAGTGTCCGTTGATACCGCCACAGCGTGGTTGGTGCTGATGGTGTGAGTAGGTGCAGTCTCTCCCGCTGTCACGCATTTGCCGCCCGCGTTTGGCGTACTTACCGGCTCGGTAGGAAATCCGTAAAAAGCCTGTGAACCGGCTGCAACTGGTGGTGTGCATGTGTGAATCGTGGTCATGTCACCCGTGCGTTTGCCGCACCTTGGGCAGAAGTTATTGTCGCTCATGTGTTCTTCTCCGGTCTTTGTTCGTAACAATTCATCCCCATAAAGTCATCGGGGTGGAACAGCAGCTTGGGCATCGTTTGGCACTCGCCCTGTAGCATCCCGTCTTTTCTTGGCTCATGCTTCACGCGAACAAGGTGCTTGCAGGTATTGCAGTTAGCCTCGCTCTCGTCAAAATTGCGCTTGGACTTCTTAAAGAAGGGCAGTGCAGTCGGGTGGCACACGTATGTACCGTTGACCTGTGGTACACATGGCCCCAAGAAGATGGACTCTTCACGCGACACCTTCAGACCTGTGTACTGGCAGGTGTACAACCCTTCAGCATCTGGCTCGTTGAGTATCGGCTTGCCGTTCGGCGCTCGCATCATTTCTTCTTCTCCTTGGGCCATGTTTCCTCGACCTGTCCGCACATCCCCTCGGGTGTAAGCGATTTAATGCAGGGCTTCTCGCTGACCGCGCATATCAAGACGACTGCGTGCTTGGTGCGTACTTTCTGGAAGTAAATACATTTCAGGCAAGGCTTCATATGATCTTCTCCCTGAGTTCTCTGTAGAAACGAGTTTTTTCATCTTCCACTTTCCAATACCGCTTGGGGATATCAAACGTACACGTAAACGCAGACCACCACAAACGCAGGGTGACAGTCCCCTTTGAGTCGTAGTTGGCAAACTCAACCCCAAAGCTGGGGGTGATACCAATGCGCCGATGGAAATTAAAGTGTGCTGTCATGTGTTCTTCTCCTCAACCATCGCTTTGCTGATTGCCAAATCAATGTCTGAATCAAACTTAGCAAAGTGTTCCTCGGCTATTGTCTGTGCAAAGGCTTGCTTGATTGCAATCAGGGCATCAAGTCTGCGCCGTTTAAAGTTGGAATGTTCAAGGTTTTCCAGCGCCTCAAGCGCCAGCTTCAGTGCTTCTTGTTCTTTAGTCATGCTTGTCCTTCGGCTTTTATGGCTCGGTCAATTGCCTCATCCAAGTTTGGGCCGCGAATGTCTCGCAGACCCATGTGCCAGTAATGATTGCCACCCATGTCCAGCGACATTGCACGGGCCATACCCTTGATGTGTTGATAGCGGGCAGCATCCTTCTGCTCTGGCTGTGCCAAGGCGGCTTTAAGCAACCCATCGACGGCCCTGCACAGGTTGTAAAGCTGCTCCGGTAGACGTGCGCCAAATACTTCTAGGCCGCCTTCCGGTGTTGCATACCCTAATTTTGTCAGCGTTGCCTTGAGTCGTTCAAGCAGATCGACAGTGATTCCGTTATCGTCAGGCTGCACAGGTGCTGGCTGCGCTGCGGGTGGGGTGGCGGCCTGAGATTGGTAATGCTCGTAGGCTCGGCCAAGTTCTGCGCGGATGTAGTCTTGCCACCACTCCACATTTCCGCCGCCGTAGTCGTTCAATAGACCAGCGTCATATTCATCAAGGGCCACCGACTCCTGCACTGGCTGTGCCAAGGCTCGGTCAATGATCGAAATCATTTTTCCTGCGCTGACAGGTCGGTCAGCGGGGCGCTCTGCAATCCAGTCACGCACCAGCTTCAGTGCTTCTTGTTCTTTAGTCATGCTTCACTTCCCCCAAAACATATGAAACGGAAAATCTCGCTCGGTGTAGTCACGCTTTTCAAGACTAGGTGCATACTCCCATGCGTAAAAATCTGACATGTGTAACCCTTTGTTGCTTGGTTGATATAACACTCGGCGGTAACCAAGAAAATTCATAAAGTGCCACCAAATCCAATAGGTCATGCTTGTCCCCTTGCTCGGATGGCAGCTTCAATACCCGCGCTTGCCGCTTGCTCGCCTTCCCATCGGCCAACAATTTGCGGCGCGGGGTTCTTACTGACGATTGGACGGCTTGGTCCGTAATCTGCCGCCACCCTTGCACACGCCTCGTTCTCAAAGGCCACCATCTTCTTGCACATCAGCGTCCATGAGGTATTGGCTCGGGCGTTGGCGGCTTCTGTGGCTGCTTCTTCGACAAGGGCGGCGAAGGCTTCAAGCCACGCCATTGTTTCGTGATTGAGACAATACGGCTCGCTAAGATTGGCTTTAGGGTCGGCCTCCCGCGCCATGTGGATGATGTCTTCTTTGTTCATGCGTCCACCCACTTCTGTTCAATCGAGCACCATGTGACATGGGAACACCATGTGAGGCAATACCCACCTACAACATCGTCAAGCTGCCCCGCAAGGCGATAGTAGTTGCCGTCTTTAAACGCCATCAGTTGCTCGTCGTGGTCTAGCTCAACAGTAACTCGGCGGCGGCGCTTCAATGTGGCGATTTCGTCTTTGATAACTTTCATGCGTCCACCCACACCCAGCCAAGCACCAGACGCACACCCATGCGGTGAATCCAGCGCGGTTTCTTCGGTAGGTTAAAAAGAATCCAGCCATCATCGGCCTCGTCACCCATGCGGTAGCCGCCAACAGGCGGGGGCGGGGTGCGTATCTTGAGACTTCCTGTGTCGTATGTGTTCATTTCTCCTCCCTCAAAATCATCTCCTCCAACACAGCATTCGCTGTAAGCAAATCATCACTGACAAAAGTGGGCAGTGGGTTGTTTGTGCTGTATGCCCAAGACTCAAGTGCCGACAGCAGCTTGAGAATGCGTAGTGCGTCTAG